AAGGTATATAACTAGACTTGATAATTGTGTTAATAATATCATCAACATCTTTATAGACAGATTTAACAGGTTTGGTGCCTTTTTTTATGTTGTTATATGTAATATATAATTTACCATTTACTCTCTCACATATATCACTGGGAATGCGTTCATATAAATGTTTTTTCAATTCTTTAATAAGATTAAGATTGTATGTTTGCCTAAATTCTTTATTAATTAAATCATATAATTTAGGCATTAAATCAAGACTATCAATGAAGTATAAAAATCCAACAATGGATCCAACACTACATCCTGATATTCGTTCTATTTTAATGTACTTTCTATTTTCCATTTCTTTTAAAAAATATAAGGCACCTACATGATAACTTCCGTTAAATATTCCGCCGTCTAATACAACATCCATTTTAATTGGTTCATTAACATTTTTAATATCATCGGGTAAATTTTCTATTAATTTAATTACATACTCATTAATCATTTATTTGTTTAATTATTATAAAAAAGTATTAACTATTTTATAATAAAACGTATAATTTTTCATTTATAAATTTAATATTTATATAATTTATAAATGAAAAAAAGTATTAAAAAAACTTTTTTAAAGAAAAAAACTTCAAAAAGTATGAAACTTAAAATGTTAAAAGGTAAAACAAAAAAACATAAAAAAACTTTACATAAAAGAAAAAAATTACAATTTGGTGGAGTAAAATTTGACGATTTTATTAGCAATATAAATGGTGATGTTTTTACAAATATCTTTAATCCAATTAAGGGTGATTCTACAGAAGCTATATTGGAAAGTTTAAAAATAACTCTTAATCCTGAAATATTAGAAAATATGATTGAGGAAACTATAGATAAAACAAATATGGGAAGAACTCAAAATTTAGTACCTAAAAAATTACCTTGTGCTTATATTCGGGAATTATATAAAAATTTGATTAACGGTTTAATTGACAAATGGTTAGAAAAATGTGTTGCTATTGGTGCGTCAAATAAAGCTAAAGGTTTAGGTGCTTCATATATTCGTTGGGTTTGTAGAGCTACAAGTAGAGAATTTACAGATGTTGATAGTGTAGCAACTCGATTAGCTTGTAACAAAGATAGATTACGTAATCGTGATGCCGAAATATATCACTGTGACCCAACAAAACCTGATATGCCTTGTCCAAGCGAAGAGTATGTAATAAGTAGATATATAACAAACCCCAAAAAAAATCCAATTGATATGAATGATGAAAATAACGAAAAATGGCTCACATTAGTCGCTGCTGCTAAAAGAGATAATGAAGGTTGGTCTATGTTTGCTGAAATGGGTAAAGGTGTTGGTGAAAGTTGGTTTGGGGCAGTTTAAACCTTTTTATTTTCTAGTAGACGCGATATAAATGCCTCTTCATTTTTATTAGCTACATAAATATTTATTATTTCAGCAGGTGAATATAAAAACTCTTCTACCTTTAAAAGTTTCTCTCTATCTATTTCTTTTTCAAATAAATTCAAATACATTTCTGCCAAAGTATTGTGACTAACATTGTTAAGTTCATGTGTAATATCAATTCTACCAGGTCTAACTAGAGCGGGATCTAATTTGTTATAATGATTTGAAGAAATAATTAAAATTCTTCCAGGAGTCTCTCTAATACCATCCCATAAATTAAGAATATCATCTAATGTTATAGCTTCTTCGTTAGTTTTTGACATTAATTTTGTAGTACCAGATTCATTTAATTCGCAAATAGATTGTAAAACGTCGCCAATTTTAATGTTATCGCTATCAGATTTAATAGTTGTAGGTTTTTCTTCCTTTTTATTTCTATCTAATACAATATCACCAATACAATCAATGTCCTCAAATACAATAATTTTTTTATCAAAAGATATATCATCTTTTTCGTTATCTTCATTATATCTATTTTCAAAGAAAAATCTCTCTAATTGACGTTTTGATTTAATAATTTTAAGAGATAATACTATAATATGTCTATTAGTATAGTTAGCCAACGCTTTAATAAATGAGGTTTTGCCTGTTCCAGGAGGGCCATGTAACCCAATTCCTAGAGAATAAGGGATCCCTTTTTTATAATACCAATCCTTATTATGTAAGAAAAAGTCTATTTTTGAAATAATTTCTTTTTTGCCATCAAAAAATATATTATTAAATGTTCTTGCGCTTTCAAAATTGTCTTCTCTCCAAATATCTAAAGGCGAGTCTTCATCTTTTTCAATATTTACTCTTTCAAGACAATAAATAAATCTTTTATTTACTCTATTTTTTTTAATCGATGATAAATATTTTTCAGTAATATTATCAATATAATTCTTAATATAACTGACTGAATATTTATACGAATAAATATAAATAGTAATTTTATCAGTACGCGAACTAGATTTTTCCTTTTCATTACGTTCTTCCTCTTGTTCTATTTCTGATTTAACAAAAATACCATCATCTATTTCAAAATGTTTATCTTGATGAACCATAAAAATATCAAGACTTTTTCTTCTATCATCTATATCAGCTGAAGACTGAAAGTTGCTATGCGTTTCTTTAATACTGAATACACTTGGTAATCTATCTATCTTGTTAATAATATAACACCAAATTGCTTTAAAACGATCACTATAAATTGAGGATGTTTGAAGAGACGAACTAAATGCTGATATTACAGAACTTCGCTTGCCTTCAATAATAACCATATTTTTTTTAACAAACCAATTAATAACATCATTATATGATAATTTAAATAATAATTTATCTAGTTGTTTATCATAAATATAATTAATTATACAACCAAAAGCACTGATTAAAATAGTAGATATAATTGTATCATAAACAATATTACCAGTTTTAAAGTAGTTCACCATGGACATTTTTGTAACATTAAAATAATTTGAATGTATTAAATCGAAAAATTCTTTCATTATCTATTTTATCTAGTAAGTCTTTAAACTATTTAAATATACTTTACACAGATTTAAATATTTAAATATTATATAATGGTTAAAACTAGGAAATATAAAAAACATCAATCCAAAGCAAGAGGTTTATCTTTGCGTTCCAAATCAAGTTCTAAATCAAAAACTAAATCACTAAGAAGTTTTCGTAGTTTAAGAAATGAAGAAGAAAATGTAGAACCAAGAAGGTCATCTCGCAGTTTAAGAAGTCAAGGATTTAGAAAATCAAAAACTTATAGAAAATCGTCTTCAATAAGTCCAAATAGATATGAAAAAATAGCACCAAAAGAAGTAAGAATAAATACTCCTGAAAATGAACTTTTCGAATATTATTTGGCTTCATCTGAAAAAGACTGGAAACAAAAAGAAAAATTTTATGGAATTCAAAAATGTGCTAAACATCCAAAAAAAAGAAGTGACTTTCCATGTAAAATGAAGCGCACTATTTTTAATAATAAAAAAGAATATGAAGATTATGAAGATATGAAAGATATGAGAAATGAATCCACAGGATATAAATCACGTGTGAGTCATTATGATGATATTGATACAATACTACAACTTAAAGGAGATGAATTATATAGAATTAATAATTCTTCTTAAAACGCACCAAAATGATTAGTTACTTTATTAAGAGTATAAAATAAAAGACCAAAAAGAACACTAGAAAATATAAACCCATTTATATTAAAATTTCCGTCATTTGAAAATAAAATAGGAAAATAACTAAATAAAAATTTTCTGAAAAATGGCAACTGAAATAAGAAGTAAAGAACGGCAAGCAATAAAGGTGTTTGAATTTCATTATACATATCATCTAATGAATTTTGTCGCGACATATTTTTATTGTATTCATCAATCATATCAGAACTTTCTTCATAATTTTTAATATAATCAACAGGATTCTCAGGTTGTGGAACATAATTTGGTTGAATTTGAGGATCAGTATTATGAGCAGTTGTAGTCATAGGAATATCTCTAGAAGGTAATAGAGTAGCACCAGAAATACTTGCCTGTTGAAGACCATTAACTATTAGACTGATAGTTGATTGATCAAGAGATAGTCCTGCAGATGGTGGACCAGATTGTGGTACTACATTCTCTGTAGCAGCCATTGATATATTATTACTGATATTTCCTCCTCCAACAGGATCAGTAGGTAAATCTAAAATACTAGTTGAATCGCTCATAATTATTATAAAGAATGATTTGATTATAATAATTACGCAAACATTTATCTAAATTCAACTGTTTTAACATTAGCATCACATTTTGTTGACATGGGTGAATATTTAACACATTTTTCTCCCGATTTGTATATTTTATCTTTAATTTTCTCTAAAGGTGGAGCATAAAATAATAAACAATCTTTATCTTTACAAACAGTTCTAAAAAGTGAAGCCAATCCAAAACCCAATAATATAGACATTATTATTTTTCCAGTTTCTGTATGAACAAACTTACCAAGATACATTCCCATTTATTATATAGTGTGAGTATCTTTTTAGTTAATATTTTTTCTATAAATCCCTAAAACACCAAATCAAATATTTATTTTTATAAATTTATGTCTGAATAGGTATACCAAAAATTGTAGTTTTGTCTTTTGGACATTCTATGACTTCTTCATCAAAATAAAAACAATTCTCAGCCTTATCCTTAAATAAAACCTTGTCTACATTTTCTGGACTTGGATAAATATATATTGTTTTCATTTCTGGTCCTAAAATATAAATAAAAAAAAGGCCAACCGCAAAACTGATTAAAAATATAGGTAATGAAATATAATCTAATAGCATATATATTTTATAAGTATAATAAAATACATATTTAATAATTAAAAAAATCCTCTATCAAAACCAGTGTCTTTCGCAACAAGGTTATTCATAGCATTAATTAACATGTCATAATTTTTAACACCATCTTTTTCATTAAAAAGTGTTAGATAAGTATTTTGTGTTGTAGGGTCAAGCTTAGTGTTAAATAAGTCTGAATATATTTGAACACCAAAATCATATTTACCATTTTCTAATTTATTTGGAGGAATAATTAAATTTTTTGGAGCAATAACTTCACATCCTTTTCCTTTTTGTCTAGCATTTACACATTTATACATAAAATCCTTCATCCACTCATTTTCTGGTCTTAAAACATTTTTAAATTTAATTGGTAGTCTATCCCATAACTGATTATATTGTGGTATATTCCATGCGATACCATCTTTACCCTTACCATAAATAGGTTCGTCTTGCGGTAATTCACCGTTAGGTTTAGGTTGTATTTTAGGTGTTGATATTTCTTCAGATGAATCTGATTGAATAATTAATTGAGATTTTTTAGCATCATAACCAATATCAAAACTAATAACCTTACTTTGAAAACTAGAAAATAAGAGATTAGAAATACTATATTTGTTTTGTATTAAATTACATGAATTAGTATCCTCATTATGCCAAACAAAATTTTCATTATATTTTAAATTTCTAATAGTAGATAATAATGGTACTAATGTTGTATCATAAATATTAATGGCATCTGATATAAAAGATTTATTACCTGTTTCATCACTTTTTTTAACACATTCTTTAATTTGATTTATTTGAATGTATGAATTAGTAATAGCTTCTTCAAGTTGTCTTTTTTTATCTTCATTATCAACAATGGTGTTATATTTAATAAGATAATCTTCATAGAGAGAAGTATATAAGGATATCCATTCTTTAGACTGGTCAAATTTTTCCAAAGCTTCTTCGGTATTTAAATATCCAAACAACAATTTATTTTTATCATCAATTATTCCATTTTTAGCTTCTTTAATTTCATCTTCCATATTTTTAAGAATATCTGTAATTGATTCAGTTTTTCCACATCTAATTTTAATTTTAAAATTACAAGGGTTTGAAATAATACCACATTTAGCATTGTATTCTCTATAAGATTCAAAGTTAGAATCTTCAGGATTAAATAATACTTTAAATATTGAACCACCTGGTCTTTTACAATTAATACACTTAGGCTTAAGTTTCATATATTCGCTTCTTTTCTCTCTATTACTCAATGTTGGATTGTTAATAATTCTCTTTTTATTCGCCGCAATTTCTGCTTCATATTTTTGTTTAAGTTTAAAATATTCATTTAATGATTCTTTGACATCATATACAGTTTTTAAAGTATTATCCATTATATATTATATTTAATAAATTATTTACAATATTTAATTTAATAATTGTATTATTTTTTAGAATGAATAATATCATATTCACTTTCCCAAGTAGGTAATCCTGTTATTAATTCTTGATGAGCAATACGTTTAGCTTGTTGAAAATTTTGAATTTTAGAAAGAATATATTGTTGCTTTTCCTTATTTTTTTTCTCTAATTCAACTGGTGATAACTTTCCTTTGTATTTATAAAGTAGAATTAATCCTAAAACAAGTAAGAAACCTATAAATAATCCAATATTGAAGATCATATTATGAAAATTATCTCTAACAACATGACACTGTTTTAGAGTTTGATGTAGAAAATATTTAACCCCTGGTTCAGTAAGTACTGGTTTAGAAAAATCGTCGAAATCCATTAATAATTAATGTTAAAATTATAAAATAAATTATACATATTATCTATATGGCTAATTCTTATTTAAATATTGTAACATTTTTATTAACAACATTATTTTATTATTTGGCAATCAAACCAAGTTATACTTATGAAATATCAATTGACCCTACTAAACAAAAGGAATACAAAAGCAGTAGTTATATGTATTTAGCTATTTATTTGCTATTAGTTATGGTTATTCAATTTATGGTAAATTCATCTATAATTTCATCAACATGTGGAGGTAGTATTACAGAAAATATGGGTGCTGCTGGTGTATTAACATTTTTACCATGGACTTTAATTTTTGGCGTTCTGATTGTAATACTTACTATTTATCCAGGTTTTAAAAGTGCCTTTTCAGATGTTATAGGATACTTTTGGGTTTCAAGTTCAGCAAATAAAGTAATAACAGAGTTATTAGTTGATCCTAAAATTCAAAAGAAAATGGATGAAGACGCAACATCAACACCTGAACAAAAGGAAGCAATGATGACAGCTGCTGATACTATTATTAAAATTTGCGGAAATACCTCTGTACTAATAAATCAAATAGTTCCATCTAATTTCCAATCTTATTGGAATATATTAACACCTTTATTAAAACCTAAATATCAAACAGATAATCCAGATACAGCTAAAATTAAAAATGAATTATTTGAAATTGTTGTAACAAGAGATAATGTTGGAGAAGCAATGTGGTATATGTATACTGGTTTATTATTAACATCCCTTGTTCAACTTAAAATGACAACACGAGGATGTGTTTCAAATCCTAAAACAATGGAAGAAAATTATCAGAAGTTCAAGGATGCTGAACAAAAAGCAAAGGATCAAAAAGCACTAGCTACAGGTACAACTTATACTATTACATCTTAAATTACATCTTAAACTGTTAAAAATAATTTAAATAATAAACTACATATATATTATATAAATTACAAAATGACTGATAGCTGGGAAGATTGGGAAGGCGAAAATATTGTTATACCTGTTTTACATGTTCCTAATAAAGAACAAATAAAACGATTAGAAGAGAGAAAATTAATAGAAGAATCCGAAATAGCTTTGATGAAAGATTTTTTTGATAATAATAGTAATACTAATAGTAAGACTAATAATAATGAAACAACTGAAAATAAAAAAAATACTCCAAAAATAAGTAAACAAAAGGAAAATGAGTTAAAGCAAAAAGAATTGTCAGAAAAAATAAGAAAGAAAAAAGAAAAAGAGAAAAAACATGCTGAATTATATGGCGAATGTACAAAAGACAAATATGATAAATATGATAAATATGATGACAAAACATTTTAATTATTTATAAATACATTTAAAAGCTATTATTAATATTTATAAAATGAACGAAGAAGCTAAGCAAGCTTTATTGTTAAAGTATAAAGATTTTTTAAATGTTTCTAACAAGGATTATGAAAACTATCCTTTTGGTAATTTTATTGGAGAATGGAGTTTAAGGGGGGAAAATTCTGAAGATATGTTAATAAGATTTTTAACAAAAATGTATTATGAATTTGGGTTTGAATCTCAACCATATGTAAAATTTATTTTATATTTTAAAGAAAATAATTGGTACAAATATAATTCTAATAATCCTTATCCAATTCAATCAAATTTAGCAACTCTTATGAACAATTATGAATTATTTAAATTAGTTAAACGTCGTTTAATTTCTGATGAAAAGAGTAGAATACAACGGTTTGTTGGGCGTATAGTAAATAAATGTCAAGAAAATCATACTGAAGAAGAGAGTAATAAATTTATTGTAAAGTATATAAAGTTGTATGAATCTTCAATGAGTATTTTAAAAGATTTAAAAATAGAATCAGATGTTTATCAATCATTAAAAATATTAATGGAACAAAATTTTATACTTAAGGAAGAAGATTATCAAAATTAAAATATTTTTGAACTAGAAATATATACCAACACAGCTAAATAACATAAAATTCCTAAAACAATTGATAATAACCAAATAGGTAATATGGTTTTGTTTCTATATCCAACACCAAAATGGCGAATACTTCCATCTTTATTATAAAAACATACAGGTTTCATCATTTGAATTGACCCAAAAATAAATAAAAATAGAATTATAGCAGCTAAAGGGGTATTTTCTCTAACATAAGTTTTAAGCATCTTATATATATCTTATTTAAAAAAAAGTAGCATAAAAGCTAAATAACTTTTAATATTTTATTTTATTAACAAAATATTAAACTTTAAAATATTTATGCATCATCCCAATCAACCAATTCATCACCATATCCTGTAATCTCTAAATTAGTATAATGATTTCCATCAGTATAATCTTCTGTTATATCACGCATGTCATTGGCTTCATCGTCAAGTTGATTATCAACTTCTTGTTGTTCCATATATTCATCAATTAATATATCAATATTTTCATCATTTGCGTCAGGATTAGATTGTCTAATTTTTTTCTCTGCTTTAACCATTTCATCTCTAAGATCTCCTTCCTTTTCATAATAATCTTTATCATACATTGTAAGACCTTTTTGCATTCCAACACTATATTTACCTAATTTATTAATTTTAAGAATAGTATCAGCATCTCTTAACTCGTCAGTCATATTTTTAAGTCTATCAGTTACCATATCTTTCTCTCTTTCACGCAATTTAAAGACTCTATCTTGAATTTCTTCATATGATATATCGATAGTATCCTTTTGATTATTTAATATATCTACAAAAGCAAGTAGTAACTCAGCAGTTTTTTGTCTTAATTCTTTTTTATTACCAGTTAACAATGTAACATCTGTTTTATTTCTTGAGGTCATAGACAAATCAACTCGAGTTTCAGTCTCTTCAAGATATTCGAGAGCAAAAATATCAGTAACTTCAGTTTCCTTTCTAATTTCAGTAACAACCATTTCTTCATCATCACTTAATTCAATATAGTTAAGTAAAACACGAAGTAAATAATATTCGAATAAAAATCTACTAGTTCTCTCGTCAAAAATAGGCTTAATTGTTTTTTCTTCCCCCATCTTGATGCTTGAAAACTTGGGAGTTACATTGGCAATTCTTATTAAATTTCTTGATGATTTTTGTATTGTTGTTAAAACATTTAGTAAAGTTGGGTTACCATAAAATGATTTCAATTTTTCATAATATCCACCAATATAATTTTTAAGTTTATTAGAATGATTTTTTGAGAACCCATAATAATTTGGAATATGAACGTCATCATAATTAACCTTATTTAAAATAATATTAGGGAATACATTAACAAAGTTAGAAATAAAATCTTTATAAAAATTTACAATATTATAAAGCTTATCATCACTAATTTTAATATTTTCATTTCTGGCTGAATTATCAGCAATCCAATTAGATAAATTTTCTATTGTTTTAGACATTTTTCTAACGGAACTATTAGTTATATTTGGTCCAGTATTTTTTTGAACAAATTCAATAATTTCTTCTTTCATAGAAGCAATATTTCTTATTAAAAAGTTATTTAAATCTTTTACTTCTTGTGTATAGTTTTCAGTAGCTATATCAAAAGTATCTAATGAATTGCTAATAAGATCTCTCAATGATTTTTCAACAACTTCATCATTTTCATCGTCAATCGACTCTAATGTTTTTGTTAATCTTGTTATAGCAGATATTTCAGGATTATTTAAATTAATATTTACTATATTATGTCTGCCTATGATTTGAAGAAGTCTAAGGAACTGTTCATTTTTATAATTTCTACCATCTTCTTTTAGCTTTTGAATCATGCGATCAACTGAATCATTTGGGTTTATTAATCCTGTCTCAGGTTTATCTGTACATAAAGGAAGTAAATCTTGTGGTATAGGCATTAATGATTTAAATTTACAAAAATAAATAAACGCTAAATAGATTGTTTTTTCATTAAATTCGTTTGTAATTGATGGGTAAACATTTTTAGTATTAATATCACTAAAAAAGAGTCCGCCTTTTGAATAACTAATAACATCTTCCATAATATTTGACAAATTAGTAACAATTTCATTATATTCAGTAATTCTTGGATCACGACTTGAAAAATAAGAAAGTGTATTCTCTCCTTCTTTACTTTCACAACATGAGTTTTCTAAATATGGTTCATTATTTGATGTATGAAGAAGCAAATGACTCTTTTTAACAATTTCCTGGATTCTTTCAATTAAAGCAAGAGAGAAGATAATTATTTTAGAACTTACTACAAGCAGTTTTTCTCTCTGGTTAACCGAACCAGATCTTAAATCACTCATCAAAGACTTTTTAAACTCTGGTGAAATATTTACCAAATGTTTAATATTAAATCTCACTAATGGTGGTAAAAATTGAGACCATTTAGCAATATCATGTTCTTCAGGTATTTCTGTAGCACTATTAGTCAATAAATAAACAGTTTTTTCTTCAAATTTTCTTTTAACTTCTGAATTAGCAAGTAATACATCATCGATTGAAGCTTTAATTCTAGTGTTTATTACTTCTATTTTTTTACCTTTTAATACATTCCATGGTTCACCAGACTCCCTAATATCATAAGCTACGCAACCTATATATGTTAAACTACTCAAATCGCCTTGGCCTTCAAATGGGTAACCAGTAAAGGACCTAACACATCCAGGATGGGTTTTTCTTGTCTTCACGGATGGAATAGATGTTTGAATGGCTATTAAAATTGTACCCAATGTGTAGAATAAAATAGCAGTATTATAGAAATCTCTATATGACATAATTTTTTTACCCTTTTCTGCCATCTCTCTAACTTTGGATTTATAGTCGCTTTCTGACTCAACTGTTTCTTTAATTGAATCTAGAACAGTATTAATAATAAATTCCTTTTGAGTTTCAATATTTATACCCATGGCAACAGAAATAGAATTAACAATATTACTTATTGTTCTAGTTTCAGGTGTGATATATTTAATATCTTTTAATGCTGCTGCCATAATTTTATTTCCAGCATCATCTTCCATAACAGATCTAGAAGAAACCTTAAATCCTTCTTCATAACCTTCTTCAACATCAAAATCTACAGGACATATTGGCCATCCACTATGTTTATCACACCACCAATCACCATCATCACTTGCTTGACCAATTGTAGATTTAATATGATCTAAAATGAAACCATAGTCGTACTCTCCTCCAATAACATAAGCCTCTGCTAATTCAAATTTAAATGTTGGTAATATAGGTAAATCACTTTGAATACAATAACGCCAATGTTGAGACTCTACTTGATTTAAAGGTCCAAACCCTTCAGCAGCTGGCCTTGTAAATGTGTTAACAAAATTTACAATATCAACTTGTTTTTTAGCAAAGTCAGATTGACCAAGAATAAAACTTAATAATTTAGTATTAGGTGATACTGGCTTAGACTCATTATCTTCAATGGAAGCACCTAATTTGTATTTCTGATTATTATATTTTAATAAATTATTTGTTTCAATTTTTGTTAATCTGGCATTTATTGATTCAAGATATTCAAAACGGTCAGTTATTTTTTTCTTTAATTCTTCACTAGAAAGTTTATATTTTGTATCAAATTCATTAATAACATCTTTTAAAAGTTTTGTTTGTAATCCTAATTCATCATATTTTGTTGTTTCACATTTATCAGTATTATTTTTTGTAACACTGATACATTGTTCTTGAATATCACATAATATAGAGGCTTCATCAGTATTTATGTTTTCTTTGTTTAATTCACTATCTAATTCCCATTTATTATTTTTACGAATATAATAGTTGACTTCTTGATTTGCCTGCTGATTATATCCCAAATATACAATAGCAAATTGTCCATCAATTACTTGTTTATGACCATTAACAAGTGTACTTGCTAAATATTCAGCATCAGTTTCACTCATGCGCTTCTTTTCCATTAAATCTTTCGCAATATGTTCTCTTAATTCATCTGGCGACATTGTAAGAACTTGTTTTTCATAACCATCTTTATCTTCTAATATACCATAATTTGTTTTATCGTATTTTTTATCAAAATAAATAACTTTATCATCATCTTGTTTTAAAGCATCCATAGATGTATAATATTTTGCTATGGTTATTGTTCTACATTTATTAGTTTCTTCTTCTGTCTTCATTTTACCATCAAGTTTAGTCTTTTCTTCTTCAAATAGCGTGGAAAATTCAGATGGAAACATTAATGGAAAATTTTGAATAGAGAGAGCAGTTGTATATAAATTTGTATAGTCCCTTAATGTTAATTTTCTTAAAATTTCAGAATTTGTAAAAAAAGTTGGGTCAGAAATATCATAACCTTCATTGATAACAGTATTACGCATGTTTCTATTTATACTTTCAATAATTGAATATGCTCTTGCTGGAATAGGAGCACTAGATTTAATATTGGTAAGTGATTTAAATATTCTAGAACGTTCAATAAATTTTTTATTGAATTGAGAAATTTTTTCATTAATAAAATCTATAATTTCAACATACTGCATATAGGTTAAATCATCTGAATAAATTAAAAATGGTTCCAAATAAGAAACTACTTCAACAATTGATAACTTACCAGTTATATATTTTTTCATTAAATTAAAAAGAACGCGCGTTTTTGGAATAATATGGTTTAAATACTTTTTATATGTTTCACCTAATGTTAATTCCTGTGTTTCAGGTAGATTCAATACATATTGCTTTATGTTATTAGCAAAGTTTTGTTCATTAAACTGGATTTCTTCATCAAAACTATCAATAAAATTCAAATTAACATTTGTATTTTTTCTAAGGAATTGCCAATAATTTAAAAAGGCGTTATTTAAATTTACCTTATCTAATATGCTTGTCCCTGGTAAATTAATTTTTGAAAATCGAATTACAGGCTCAGGTAAAAATATAACAGATTTAATACTCATATAATCATCTGGTGTCATATTTGTTCGAACCGTTACCATGCGACTGCCAGTTGAATCAATTGTATCCAATTTAGATAATCCTGTATTATATTTTTGTATAACAAATCTTCTACTTCTAACAGCATTATTGCTATAAACTGAAGAATATAAATCTTCTAAGTTATTAATTACAGTGTTAATATTGTTAATAGCTTTCAATTCATATATTACTCCATTCAAATCTTCATCTTGTAGTTCTTTAAAAGGAACCGTATATGTTCTGTCAATTTCGCGATATAATTCAGCATATTTATTTTGATCAGAAGGCATATTATTTGATTTATAGTTATCAATTATTTCCTTAAGGTCAACAAGTGTTTTGTCTAAATTAAGATTAATAATATCACCATTTTCTTCATCATAATTTTCTGCGTTATAAATATATTTAAAATTTTTAACAACAGGTAAAATCCAATATAAATTGACATTTAAATCATAAAAATAGTTTCTAATCAATGGCTTATGGGATGATTCCTTTATAACAAATCCTTCAACATTACCATAGTTATCATAAAATGAAAAATGTTCACGGAGTTGTTTAAATCTCTCAATCATGGTATGAATATTGTTTAATACTCTTGGAGTTCTTTGTGCGTTTGGAATTGTAGAGAGAAGTTCATCTAATAAATCGCTAGTTTGCGTTTCAATGCTATAACGTTGACTCTTAGATGATACATCAACAAATTCGCGAATAGGTCCAAATTCTTCATCACCAAATTGTACTTGGTCAGCCTTTACAATAAACTCTCTTATTTGATTTTTTATATCCTTAACTGGAATAGTAAGTTGAATTTTTTCTGGTTCAACAAATTTCTTTTCAACTTCTAATTCTGGTATTTCTTCTAAAGGTTCTACTTCCTTTTCTGCCTGAACCAAAGGCTCAGAAGGTCTCTCTCTAATTTCTATCATTTGGATTGGCAAATTTTCAGGTAGACCTTTATAATCAAAATTAATATATATTACATCATCATCAACAGTTTTAATTTCAATCATATCATTTTCTAAATTAGTTATCTCTCCAGTAATAATAACAGGAAAATCACCTTCAAAATAAATATTTATCCATTTTCCAGGAAGTAATTCATTTTGTCTGGCGTAACTAGGAGTATCACTTCTGCTTAAAATAGCTATTCTTGTTACGTTGCCATCTCCAATTGTACCATCTTCATCTATAGAAAGCCTAAGTCTTTCTAATGTATCGGTATTTATTAAATAAGCCTTTGTCTTATCAATATAATCAATAATAAAGGTTTGATCATTTAAATTATCATTTAATGGGTTACTTATTTGTATAACATCGCCTAATTGTAACTCTAATACAGTATCATCTGATTTTGGTTTTGGTAGTGGTTTTTCTTCGGATTCACTATTAATTTCAGACATTGTTTCTATATTTATAATAGAAATTTTTATGCTTAAGTAAAAATCAATATATAATTATAGTTTAAAGACTAATTGTAATATTATAATTATTAACAATGACTTCTACTAGATATATACTTTCAGATATTAAAGGTTTTAATGAAATTGTAAATTGTGATGTAAATAATTTGGAAATTCTAAAATTAAACAAAATTGAATCGCGAACATCTAATAACTCTACTTACAAAGTTGTAAGATACGATAAAAATTTTTTAAGTATTGATTTGATACCAACTTATGGTTTATGTCGTTCTGTAATTATTAATAGCAAAAATAAGGTTGTTGGATTCGCTCCTCCTAAATCTATTTCAAGTGAACAGTTTATTCAAAAATATAATGAGAATACACCTGGCGTAGTTTTTGAAGAATTTGTTGAAGGAACAATGATTAATGTGTTTTGGGATGATTCTATTGGTTTAGAAGGAGGATGGGAAATCGCTACACGTAACACTGTAGGTGCTACATCTAGTTTTTATAAAAGCAAGCAGTCAAAAACATTTAGAGACATGTTTTTAGAGGCTTCTAGTGAAAATAACATGGATTTTTCTATTTTAGATAAGAAATATTCTTATAGTTTTGTTGTTCAACATCCTGAAAATAGAATTGTCGTCCCTTTTAAGAAACCACAGCTATATCTAGTTGCTGTTTACACAATTAGCAATGATAATAATGGTATTACTGTAGATGCTCATGATTCGCAACAATTCAAGGAATTTTTTAGCACTACATCAGTAAAGTTTCCTTACTATTATTCATTTAACACGTATTCTGGTTTAATTGAAAATTGTGCTTCTATGAATACTCGATATGATTGTGTCGGTGTTGTTCTTCACAACAAACTTACTGGAGAAAGAAGTAAAATTAGAAATCCTGTTTATGAGCAAGTAAGAAATTTAAGAGGTAATCAACCTAAGCTTCAGTATCAGTATCTTTCTTTAAGAAAGGAAGGTAAAGTTGGCGAGTTCTTAAAATTTTATCCTGAAAATAAAAAAGAGTTTTCAGGATTTAGAGATCAAGTTCATTTGTTTACTGATACGTTGTTTTCTAATTACGTTTCATGCTATATTAAAAAGGAAAAACCTCTAAAAGAATTTTCTGAGCAATACAGAACTCATATGTTTAATATTCATCAGAAATTTATTAATGAACTCAGAGAGAAAAAACACTTTGTTACAAATACTGTTGTACAAAAGTATGTAAATGAACTACATCCATCTCTATTGATGTATTGTTTAAACTTTCAAATGAGAAAGAGAAATGTTGATACTATTGTTGCTGAAAGTAATGTTTAAAAAAATAAATTTATCAAATAAATAATATAATTAAAAATTTATATTATTTATGTTTTATGTAGTATTAATTATTTATGCTGTTATTTAATTATTCCTTTAGAAATTTAGTGAAATCCTTTTTTAATTTATCATAAACTTCCTTTGAAAGTTGAATACACTCCTTTAAATGACCCTTAATTGTTGATTTCTCAACAGGTTCAGTGTAAGACACTCTGATAAGACTATAACTATCATGAGGGTGCATCTTTTTAAAACCACAGAAAGTAAGAATATTCTTTTCATAAAATTGACTATATAAGAAATATTCTAATATTTTTCCAATTGTATAATCTTCATTTTCAAGAACAATATCAAAACAATTTGCCATAGTATTTTCAGCAACCTTAATTTCTAATTCATCCTTATCAATTAGAGAATCGATATTAGTTAACTTTTCTAGTAGAATATTACAAGCAATATTAACTATTTCATTATCTGTGTGAACTCCAATTGATTGAATAATAAAATCATAACTGTCTTTCTTATAAATGCGTTTACCATCTAGTAACTTCCAATTTTCTGATTCAAATTGAATTTCTTTTTCATTTTTACCTTCATCCTTCCATGTTTGAATCTTTCTAGCAAGTTCTGCTTCCTGAGCTGCGGAATCGATAGTAAATCCATATGAGCACGTAGAAACAGCATTAAACATACCATCTTCCTTAGCGGTTCCAATATCAAATTCACAAGTTAAATGAAGTTTTTCACCTGGTATTTCAGCAGAGATTCTAGGACGCAATCTAACAAAATCAATAAAATAACCTGTATAATCATCGGCTGGGAAAATTTCTCTAATTTTATCTAATGGTAATTGTTTTCCACTAACAAGATCCTTTACAACAAAATGTTCAGAAGTAACAAACATAATTGTATCAGTAGTATTTTCTACATTAACTTCCATAATATAATTTTTTAAAGGAAATTCGCTAATATCTTTAATATGAATTGGAATACAACTTAAACGCTGTTTAATGATTTCATTATTTAAACGACTAGTATTAGCAATAATATTACACTTATTACGCTCATTAGGTGTTGTTCTAAATACAACTAATTCAATATCTGACAAAATAGTCCTTCTAATAGCATTTGCTAAGCTGACATTTACACCACTTAAGGTGAAGCCAAGCGAACCATCATTAGTATTTAAAGTCTCAAGGTGTGGGTTCATTATATCTAATATATATTTATATTTAAATTGTAAATTTAAATCATTTTTTTTTTAAATGAGTTAAATATTATTTTGAATAAACTTAGTATAGATTAAGATGAGTAGTATTTTATATTATAGTAAATATTGCGAGGTTTCTAAGAAATACTTACAGCTTTTATCAAAGTCAAATGTTCAAAAAGATGTTCATTTTATTTGTATTGATAAAAGAATTAAGGATTCTAATAACAAAACTTATATTGTTTTAGACAATGGACAAAAAATTATTTTGCCAGAGAATGTAACGAGAGTACCAGCATTGTTATTACTAACTCAAGGGTATAATGTTCTTTATGGTGATCAGATTATACAACATTTAAAACCAAGACAAGAAGTAGAAGTTAAACAAGCAACACAAAATAACATGGAACCTATGGCATTCTCACTTGGAGGAGGTGACATTGTTTCAGATCAATATAGTTTTTTAGACCAAGATCCAGAAGAATTAGAAGCAAAAGGTAATGGTGGTATGAGACAAATGCATAATTATGTTGATTTAAATACTGCGTTTAGTGGTCAGATTTCTCAACAAGGAAATAATGAAGAGCAAAATACAACTATTAGAGGAACAACAAAAAAAAGTGATGACTATGCTAATCAAGAAATGGAAAATAGAATGAAAAGAATGAAGGAAGAGAGAGATGCTGATATTAAAAAATTGACAGGAAATAAACCTCCAATGAGTTATTAGAAAATTTATAAATAGGTTTAATTATATATTTTGATATTAATTTAAAAAGAAAATAAATAAATAATTAAATGGCAAATAATATACTAACTGCGTTTAATGATCATTTTATCGAATTTGTTAATGATGTTCATTGTGTTTTTCCTGATGATGCTGATATTTTAGCAACAAAAAATGCTTTAACAACCATCAGAAAAATAAACCCAAAAATGATTGTTAAAATTTGGAACTCTTTTATTGTATCAAAATATAAGAGTGAAATTGAGGCAGGGAATATTGAGTTTTTTATTAATAAAGATTACTCGCAAGATGTATCAGTAACCTCAAATTCGGATAAAATCATGGAATCCATCGACAGATTGCGTGAACCAATTAAAAATATGAGTCTAGAAAATCAAGCAAAGGTTATGAAGTATATTCAAAACTTAACCAAGTTAGCACAATTATGTGAATAAATAATACTTATTTGATATTAATTTTATTTAATAAGTATCTAGTTAATTATTTCTTATGGTGATTTTGATTCATCTTCTCCTTTTGATTCATCTGATTCAGTTTTTGGTGGGTTGATACTTTCATTTACATCAATCAATGCTGTTTCTAATTTTTCACCTTCTCCTTCTTTTATATCTATGGTAGATATTCCTACTTCTGGAGTAACTTCTGGGGTTTCACCAATAAGTTTGTTGAAATTAGAAATAATTATTTCAATATCTAAATAGTTAGCAATTATCTTAAAATCGCCCGCTGTAAAAAACCACCAACTGTCATTATTAAATTTAGTTAACGGCATGTTAGCTTCTCTCAAAGCTGTATTACAACAAGCTAGTAGCAAATATGTATTAATAAAAATAGGTAGATCGTGTTTTTGCTTTACATTCATCTCGACATTATTTTCAAAAATGGTCAAATATTCATTATATTTCTTCATAAAAGTCTGAAAAATTGTTTTTAGTTTTTCATTGTCTGATTGTTTATTATTTTCTTCATTATCTCTTGTTTTAATTTTAACAATAGTTTCTGTTATTTCTTGTGCATCTCTAAATGCTGAAAAATCAATTCCTACAATATCAAAAACTAAATCTTTACCAATACGATTTTGAGTTGCTTCATCTTCACCTTGTAATTTTTTCGCTTCATCTTGAGCTAATTTTTCTTGTATTTCAGAACCTAGTTGTTTATTCATTTTTTGTCTTTCAACTATCAATTGTTTTTGTTTCATCTCTTCTTGTTTCTCAGGTATAGTTTCGTTTATATTAAGATTTTCCTTTAACTCTAGTTTTTTCTCAAATTCAGGAAATGCTTTAACCGCTTCTTCTAATTCATTATCAATTAAATTGGGGTTTTCAAATAGTTGAGTGGATTCGTCTAAAAGTTTTTGAATATTGTCACCATCTTCAAACCTCTTATCTTTTTTTTGAAGATTAATTAAAATAAATTTTCTAGCAGTGTTTAGGTTAAAAATAGCTATTCCTTTATTTTTAGATGATGATGGATCTTTCTCTAATTTTGGATCATTAAGTTGTTTAATTCTTAGAGATGTCAATATATACATATTTTTAAGTTCATCAATTGATAGAGTATCTAGGATTGGTTTAATATTTCCAAGTGAGGTTTTTAAATCTGTCTCACTAATAGAAGGATCTACATAATAATTTAATATATTTAAAAAATCGCCTTTAACTGGACCTATAATATTATTGGCTTTAATTATAGATGGAGCAAAATATGGTTCTAGTTCACTACTTAATTTAATTAGTTCGTTAGTATATTTTCTTCTATCTTCATTCGATGTTGTTCCTAAGTCAGATGGATTAGCTACCATTTCTTTTAATCTTTTGTCTATTTTACTTCGAATATCTTGAATTTCAGTATTATTTAGTTGTTTAGATACCTGTAAAAAATAACTTCTTGCGGCATCATAATCATCCTGACCAATAGTATCTACTTTATGATAATTCAATAATTGCCAAAGTATTTTTTGAAGATCTGATTTATCATTTTCATTAAGTTCGCCTGTAATATTTGTGCTTTCATTTTGAGGTGGTGTAGTGGATACCTCTTTCTCGGCTTCTACGGGAGTACTTGGCGAGTCAACAGGAGGATTTGCATAAGTTTTAAGGTTAGTAAGTATACTGTTTAGTTTTTCTTTATATAATTTCTTATTTTCTGGTTTTATTCCCCCATAAGGAGCTAAGCGCAGCTGTTCAAATTTTTTATCCACTAAATTCTTAAGTTCAAGTAATTTACCAGTATTACTTGGATTAGATATAATATATTTATTAATATTTTTAGTTGCCATAATCAAATAAGGATTGTCAATTGAGGGATTTATATAATAATTCATTACAGTTTTAATATCGCTTTCTAATTCACCACCTCTTTGTCTAATTGTTTTTTTATTCTTTTTACTTTGATATTTATGTATTGTCTTTTTATTTTTTTTACCATTATTTCTACGGGTATATTTTTTTGATTTCATAAGTTTTTTAGTATATTGTTTTATTTTTGAACCACCATTATGTTCAGAAACTACGGCGTCATGTCCACATCTTCCTCCTCCACTAGTTATAGTTGGTGTTTCAAACGAAAAATTAATATTTTCTACAGATTTATTTGGATTTTTTGTAAAATATAAATTAAAGTAAATATATTCTATCCATTTTGTATTACCCTTTTTATTTTTATCTTGATCAGCAACAAATAATCCAGAAGGATTTATAATTTTATCTGATAATATGGTTTGACCAAATTTAGTCAAGTTATCTGCCTGACTTCTAAAAAAATCACCGTTTCTAATATTACAAAATTTGTTTATAAAATATGCTTTTATGAATGTAGCAGTTTCCATATTTATATCGCCACCAATTAATTCATTTAGCGCGATTACATCTATTGATCTAGCTGTAATATTTGTATTTTCAATGTTTTTAATTTTTTCATCAAAATTAGATAATTTTGTAAAGGGAATATTTATAATTGCTTCACCGTTCGATAACATATTAACTTTAAGATTCATAAGTAAATTTTTTAAAGTATAACCCTCCCACCATTCAGCCCATTTTTTAGATATTTGTAATATAGGATTTGGTGTCCATTGAAAATTAAACATTATGTTTAACAATTCAAAACAAGCATGGTGTTGGTGGTCTACTTGATATTTTGGACAGAATTTTATTATAGGCATTTCTAATATTTTCCAAAACGATTTCATATCATAACGGCGCAATGTTAAAACAGTAGGAAATCTTCTAGGCAAACCAATGTTTACATTTAGAAATTGATTTTGCATTTCATATTCATAACCTGCTACAATAAAAGCCAAAAGACCTATATGTTCGGATGTATAATCAGTAATAGCATCTAATGCTTCTTGACCAAATTCATTAAAAGTACCTTTAGTTTCATCTTTAGCACCAGCTATAGAATAAGCCTCATCTATAAATACTATATTACCTAACCCTTGGGTTAATTCGTTATAAACCTTAGGGGCTGTTTGACCTGTATATGAGCCAACAATATCAGGCTTTTTAATTTCTTTCATTTTACCTACTGTTAGAAAACCACACCATTTAAGGGCTTTACCGATTATTGCGGATGAATAACTTTTACCTACACCAGGAGTACCTTGTAAAACTAAATTAAAATAATCATATGATGGTATTACACTTATATGTTTGGAAGTATCATTAGGGTCAACTACATAACTTGTTAAATAACCAACCATTAGTGTCGAGATTTTTGCTCTCCATGAAGGAACTGAATCTAATAATCTACATTGATTCATAAATTCGTATAAATTTTTTTTAACATAGTTGGTTGTAATATATTTTCTAACAAACATGTCATGACTTGATTCAGATTTCAATTTTTTATCACTAACATCCAACGGCGTATCTAATAGACCTATCAATTTACTATCTATGGAATCATCATTTTCTTTTTGTTTATCACTATAAGAACCATTTTCTTTATCTAATAATTTATTATCATTATCAAGGAGCAATTCTTTATTCTCTTCAGTCTTTATATCATTTAAAATTTGAGTAGCTATTTGTTTTTGTTTTAACAAATCTGCGTTTAAGTCATCAGTTTGTTTAGTAAATGAGTCAATACATGCTTTTGTTTGAGCCTCGATTAAATCTAATTGGGCCTTGGTTACTTTTTCTATTGCTGCTTTTTGATCTTCGTATTTTTGTGGCCCTGCTAAGGTACCATTTTTTATTTTACTTATTTCATCTACGGTAGCTTTTGAGCTAGCTAAAAGTTTTTTTGTTTCATCACCCCATTTTATAAAATCATCATCCCTCTTTTTTTTAGCATTTTGAAGTGCTTTCCATTGACCATATAAAGGATGGTTTGGATCGCTTTGATCAAGACTAGAAGTAGGAGCAACAGTAGGAGCAACAGTAGGAGGATTAGTCGCCTGCTGTATTAACCCGTCAATATGATTTGCTAATGCTTTTTTAATAGTCTGAGTATCCTCTTCATTACTAAAAGTTTCATCAAATACCTTTTTATTTGCCGCATTTGGTATATTAGTTGGATCAACACCGTTTTTACTTGCACCAAGTCTTATTAATTTGTTAATAATATCTGAATTATCATCGTTTGATGTTGCTAATCTTTGTAAAAGTGTATTATCATCTCTAACTTTTTGATTAATATTAGCTCCTTTACTTATAAGATACAATAATTTATCTAGATTTTGTGAATCTAGAACTTTTACAAACGCAGTTTCTCCTTTTGAATCCTTTACATCAACATTTGTAATTAAACCTGATTTTAACATGTTATCTAATTCAAGTAAATTATTAGAGTTTACAAATTTATTTATAGCTTCGGGCGAATCTGGTTTAAGATCTATTTTCGCTACTTCTTTCACTACATCCATAGGAACAAGTGTGTTAGGAGTATCTGCGTTTATAGCTTTTACAGATGGCTTCACTTCATCTTCATCCGCATCCTCATTTCCGATTTCATGCGAACCAAAGAATGCTGGATCATCTTCATCACCAGCGCTTAAACCTATAGCACGTCCAAAACCAGTAGCAAGTTTATCTCCCACTCTACCCAAAAAACCCTTTTTTTCTTCCTCATCTTTAAGACCGCCTTTTTGTCCTCCATATTGGCTTTGTTTTAAAAAATTAATTCGTTCAATTAATAGGTTACATGCTTCTTTAAATTGTACAGCGTCAACATTTGCTGGATCAGCAATTAAAAACTGAAGTTTATCAATATATTGAATTAAATATGTTTGTAATTCTGGGTCATTTATTGGACTATTAATAGTATCTTTATATCCTTCGACAAGTAATGTATAACTATCATATAGTTGTGGAGCAGCTCCACCACGCATTATTTTTTTACCACTACCGCCATTTAAAGTTAGGTTTGAAGTATCAAAAAAGTCGGCATAATCTGGTTCAGTGGAAGATTCCAGTTGAATAGCACCCTTAATATCAATAGCTTTTTGGATACTTTCAATATTTGATTCATATTCTCTTATTAATAAAAGGTATTTAATTGTTCTATTTCTATCATTATAATCTTTTTCCATAATTTCTTCTGCTTGACTACCAATTTCACTATAATAGCCTGAAATTAAAGCCAACTTTTCATCATCTGTCATTTTTTTCGTACTCGGATCATTCCATAACATTTCTCCAATATTTTTCCTTTGTTCATCTTGAATAGTAGCATCACCTACAAAATTTTTTTTACCATCAGAAGATTTTCTTTCTATTAATTCTTTAACAGCTGAAATTTTCTTTTCATAAAATAAAATTAAATTATTACCATAATTTACCAAATTTTGAGTAATTCCTTTTACAGTATATAGTGCTTTAATTTTTGCTTTATTTTGTTTCCATGTTACATTATCATCAGTGTCTTCCAAGTCATCATCATTATCTATATGCGAATCATCATACTTGGCATCATCTTCTTCTACCTTTTTTTCTTCTATTGTATCATAATAATCCTTCATAGTTGTTAGACCTTTTTTATCCTTTTCTAAAAAATTTATAACCGCTTCAATATCTTCTGAAGAATTACCTTCTTTTTTTAATTGAGAAACAGAGTCAAATGGTGTTAACCCTTTATTATTTTTAATATCAGTGTCTGCAAAATTTTTTAATAATAATTTAACAGCACGTAAATTGCCAGTAATAGCAGCAAAGTTTAATGGTGTATCACCATCATTATTTTTTTTATTAACATCTGCTGGAGGAACATGTTCTAGTAAATATTTTATAATGTCTAAGTTACCTTTCGCAGAGTTTGTATGTAAAACAGTATTACCTTTATCATCAGTTATATTAATATCTTTAATTGTTCCATCATCTAAATTTTTTTTTATATCAGCTAAATTATCTAAAGCTACAAATTTAGAGGCATCTATAATAATTTCAGGTTTCGGTTTTTGCCCTTTATTTGTATTCGAGTCTTCTTCGTTTGGTGTATCAGCCATTTTATATATTAAGAATATAAAATTTTATAATAGTTAAATGTAATAATATATTTTATTTTATTAATATATAAAATGAATCAAGCATTATCTCAAAAAAAAGAATCAACTGATACAGATAAAGAGAAACAAATAGCTAGTATTTTAGCATCAGTAAGTAGAAGTCAATCAACAATTAATACTAGTAGTACTCAACAACTTATACAAAAATATAAGTTAACTTCACAATCAGACACAAAAAAAATAGTCGAGGTTTTAGCTCAAGAGTCAGTAAATCAAATATTATCACAGTTTATGAAAAGTGGAAAAATTGAAGAAAAAAATGGTACATATTATTATGGTGGCAAAGAATTTACTCAAAAACTCATGAAAGAAACTATTATGAAAAGTTTTAAAAATGATATACAACAAGTTATTAATAAAAAGTTTGAAAACATAAAACTTGAGTTAAAAAAACAAGCAAATAATGACAAAAAAAAAATAAATAATCAAGAAAGAGTAATTATTGCGAGTAATATTGCTAGCTTAAAAACTCAACTTAAAACACAAGAACAAGTTATAGAAAAAAAAACTGAACAATATTTAAGTGCTCTATATAAACAAAATAAAGCACAATCAGAACAACGTAAGGAAAAGGCTCAACTTGAAGCAAATAGAGCTCTACAAATTTTTCAACAAGATACTTTATCAGGTAAAGACAAACAGTTAACACAAGGATACCAAAATCAACAAGTGCAACTGAATCAACAAAGACTACAGATTGATCAGGCAAAACAAAAACAAGACCAACATATTCAAAATCTACAAGCTCAATATGAGTCAGATTTACAAAAACAAAAGCAATATGAACAAAAACAAATACAACAACAACAACAACACAATCAAATTATTCAGCAACAAAATGAAATTGCTGCTAGAAATGATCAAAATATTAAAAATCAAATTGATGCAGCAAAGGCAAATAATGACGCACTAATAGCTGCTAATGCGCAACTTACGCAAGCACAAATCGATGCTAATGCGCAACTTACACAAGCACAAATCGATGCTAATGCGCAAAATACTCAAGCAGTGATAGCAAATGCCACTGACGCAGCTAATGCAAATTTAAAGGCTTTACAAAGTTTGGGAGCTAATATTAGCGGACTTCAATCTAATTTTGATGCCTTGAGTAATCAGTTTAAGGACTTAAACGCTAATATGACTAAAATAGGCGATAAAATAGATAACCCTCCTCCGCCACCTACTCCATCAGCCCCTCCTGCGGAATGTAGTAACAATGCTGTATGTAATGAGCCATGGCATGTTGTTTATTCAAACGCACGTTCGCTACGTAAACCAAACGATGGTCCAATTACAATATGGTTTTGCTCGGCTAATTATCATTTTTGTGCTTCCAACGGTGAAACTGACGGTAACCGAGCTGGCGCATCTCTTGTGAGTAATCTTTATAAATATTTTGATATAAACAAGGACTTAAATAAAAAAGTTTATAAAGGTACTGGATGGGATCAATATCGCAGAAATACAGAAGATTAATTTGAAGTTGTTAACACGATTCGTATATATCTGGTTAGTGAAACCTACTATTTATTTTATTTAATATATATTTTTGCCAATTTAAAATATATATTTCAACAAGTTTGATTTAAATATATATAAATTATAATTATAAATATGACAGAAGAAAGTAAATCAATTCCTGAAGAATTTACTAAGGTTATAAAAGATTTTGTTAACGATCTAAGAACGACATTCCCTGAATATGAGACATTTATTAGTAAGTGGTGGAAGGATAAAGCGCACTACAATTATATTGATAATGAAGATGATAGAAATCAAGCATATGAAAAGTCAGTATCAAAGTCAACTAAATTATTATTTAATTTTTGTCAGAAAAAATTTCCACCAAGATTTTTTGATATTTTATACCAAAATGAAGACATGTTTAAAGAAGATTCAGATATTGACACTGAGTTTTTACCAAAAATTCATTTTAAAAATTTATGGCAATGTGATATATCTAAAAATACCCGTGATACAATTTGGAAATATCTTCAGTTAATTATGTTTGCAATTATAAATACAATTGATAATAAAGATGCTTTTGGTGATACCGCAAAAATGTTTGAAGCCATTAATGGTGATGAATTTAAGGGCAAATTAGAAGAAACTTTGTCTCATATGCAAAACTTGTTTGACACAAGTGGAAATTTAGGGCAAGGAATGGGTTCAGGAATTAATATGGAAAATATGCCAGATGCCAACCAAATTCACGATCATATTACAGGTATGTTAGATGGTAAATTAGGACAATTGGCGCGAGAAATTGCTGAAGAGGCAGCTTCAAATTTAAATGTTGATTTTGAAGACGCAACTGACATGAAAGATGTATTCCAAAAATTAATGAAAAACCCAACAAAGCTTATGGGACTTGTTAAAACAGTTGGAGATAAATTAGACGGTAAGATGAAATCAGGTGAACTTAAAGAATCTGAATTAATTGCTGAAGCTACTGAGATCATGAATAAAATGAAGAATATGCCTGGAATGGATAATATTCAAGCTATGTTAAGTAAAATGGGAATGGGCGGTATGGCTGGTATGGCTGGTTTGGGGGGAAAAGGCGGAAAGATAAATATGGCCGCAATGGAAGCACAATTAAATAGTAAAATGAAAATGGCTAAAACTAAAGAAAGAATTATAGCAAAGGCTCAAGCAGCAGCAAAATTAAAAACGGAAGAAGAAGCTAAACATGCTATACAAGTTCAACAAGCCCCAAAGTATTCTGAAGAAGAGTTACTCAAATTATTTGACTCTGCTGAAAAAGTAGAGAGAACACCAAGAGGTTCAAAACCTTCTAATGATGGTAAGAAAAAGAAGAAAGGAAAAAAATAAATTTAATAATTAATTTTTATAACAAAATTTATAAAAATTAAGTAATAGTTAATATATATATAATGACAATACAATTTTGGTCCAATGATCCCACGGTCTTATTTAATAAAGAATATATTTTAGAACTATGGCCTACAACAAATATGTGCTATGAACAAAAACTAAATTCTATAACAAGACTTGTTATCTTAATCACAATTTTAGGATATATTTTGACAATGTCTGAAAGAATTTTACTTGTTGGAGGATTAACATTAGCTGTTATTTTTGTACTATTTAACATGCGAAAACAAAAAATTACCAAAGAAATTTTGAATGAAGGATTTAAGGTTCAAGGCAACGAAGTTACTGGAATGTTTGATAAAAACCCTGCCTCTTATGTTAATCCAGTTACTTTAGATTCAGTTTTGAAGTCAGAATTTAAGGAAGGAACAAAAAAGAATCCATTTAGCAATGTTTTATTAACTCAAATCAACGACGACCCAGAGAGAAAATCTGCTCCGCCTTCTTTTAACGTTGATGTCGATGAAGACATTACCAAAAATGTTAAGCGTTCTGTCCAAATGATGAACCCAGGTATCAAAAATACAAATAAACAATTATTTGGCGACTTATGGCAAGAGTTTGAACTCGATCAATCAAATAGAGCATTTTTTAGCACAGCTAATACTCGTGTTCAACCTGGTGATCAAGCAAGTTTTGGACAATTCTTATATGGAACAATGCCTAGTGCTAAGGAATCTACTCCAGAAGGCGCCTTTGCTCGTGTACAAGACAATTACAGATACACACTTTATTAATAGCATTAGTCGTAACATGTTTTATTGTCTTTTTATCATAATTATAACAGAATTTTTATAAATACAAAAACATTTAAATAATATATTAAAATATTATATAAATGGATAAATTTTTAGTTTTAGGTAATAGAGTACCGTATGAATATTTTTTAACAAAAGGAAAAGGTGAATCCAATGCTGGTTCTGAAGGTCTTCCATATGAAACTGGTTCATACGACGCTGCGTTAAATGATGCTGGAATACAAAATTCAAATGTAATCGAATACACAAGTGTTATTCCTGCTGGCGCAAAAGAAATACCAAAAGAAGAAGGATTGAAGAGAATAAATTGGGGTGAGGTATTGGAAGTAATTAAGGCGCAGTCAAATGGTAAAAGAGGTGAGCATATTAGTGCGGCAGTTATGACAACAACAATAGTAGACCCAAATGGTAAGTATTTAGGTGGTTTCGCTTGTGAATATTCGGGTTCAGGAACAAGAAAAGAAGCTGAAGATAGTTTAATAATTTCTATTGCTGGAATGATAAAAAGACGCGGATATGGAAACATTAAGGGCGAAACAAAAATATATAAAGATAATATTACTGATACTGGTTATAAGATTCATCCAGGAAAAACTTTTATTTATGATGATATTAAAGTTAATCAAGAACATGGTTCTGTTTTTTGTGCAATATGTTTTGTTAGTTATAGATATCCGCATTTAACAAATGCTCAAGACGTCTATGTTAATGTAAATATTGACAAAACAATTGCTTTTGTAAAAAATAACAAAACAATGAAAAACAAAAGGAATAAAAAACATAGAAAAAAATAGATATTTAGAAACTCGAAACAATTAATATTTTGTTTAGTAAAAAATAATGTTTAATATATATAAATGGCTAATGTCTCTAGTTATACCTTTCAAAATATGTCTCGTATTGGACTTGACGACTGTAATAAATCACAAACTGATATCCAAAATGTAGCATCATGTAATTATCAAACACAAAATTATTTTGCTTCTGACTGCTCAATGAAAAATCCTATTGCTTTAGCAACTACTCAACCTGGTATTATGTATAATGGCGGCTACAATTCTGGTGCTGGTGGATGCAATATTGATGATTCATCTATGCTTCAAATTGGAACAATTCAAACCAATCCTAGATGCCGCATCGACTTATTTCAACGTCCTTTTGCTACTGTCCCTTATTTAGGACGTGGTTCAGTAAATCCTGTCATGGAAGCTCAAATTCAACAAGGTGAGCAAATTGTTAACAAACGCAGTGTAAATAATTTAAGCGAAAAGAGTTACATTAAGTATCATCAAACTCCTCTTTTACCTGCCGTTCAAGAGAAAATTAAAAATTCTACTATTGAAAGTGATGCTTCTCAAGGTTGGATTCGAGGAGGTGTTCCATCTCGTGAACTAACTCGCGATGCTGATTATTTCAATAAGCATTCAACTTATCAATATGCTTAAAGGATAAAATCCTTAAATGTAAAAAGTGATTAAAACAAAGTGACAATAAAAATTTATTAATATCTAAAATATAATTTAAATATTAATTTACAACTAAATTAATGTACAATACAAAGTTTGTTTGCACTTATAATACTTCAGAAGTATTTTTAGAAGAAGATAATATATCTGATGATGAAAAAAAATTCGTTAGAGATGTTATTTATAGGCAAGAATTGTTAAATATTTTAGGAATGGAAGACTTTAACGATTCCGAAATGGAGAGAAAAATTCATGAACTATACAAAAAGGTCAACGAGAATCCATTTATTCAAGAATGTATGATTAAATTATGTGGACAATTTTTAAATATAGATCAAGAAATTGGATTAATGTTAATGTTCTCTTATGATTATATGTATTTAACACATATTTGTATAAGTGAATTAATAGATACTGGTATTATATCCGAACAAAATATGTCAAATTTACGCAGTATTATATTTTAAGAAGTATTATATTTTAAGAAGTATTATTTTAAATTTTATTCTTTTACAGGTATATATAAATGGCTTCTACTCGTAATAGAAATACACCAGGTAATTATAATTTAGAACAGAGAGAATATAAACAATCCGAAACTTATACATTATATCCTAACTCTCAATATGGTGCTGCTTATAATACAAGATTACCAGGCAACGGATTATTGCCTGCGCAAATACCTTGGAATAAATTATCATATAATGCTGCCGATACAGAATCATTTTTATTTGGAATTAATTCAACTAATTTAGTAAATCCAGCTCCATGCTTTGTTCCTGAAATTAACAAATTAGGCTCGGCAAATATATATGAGAAAAAAGCAACTTTTGTTCCAGAACCTTTAGTAATTGAAAAGAATCAACGCCCTTTTCCTGTTCCCAATTAAAAATTTAAAAAATAATTAAATTAAATAATTAATTTTTAAATTAATGCGTTAAATATTTAAATACATAAGTATTTAAAGATTTTAAATTAAAAATAGTATATAATGTCCACATTTTCAAGCAAAACCCAGGTATCTACACAAACTGACGGTAATGTTTTAACTATTAAAACAGTACAAATTGCTCCTTTTAGAACTTTAATGACAGCTCTCAAAGATATTCTTTTAGAAACAAACATTACTTTCGAACCCGATGGTATTCGTATTATTAATATGGATAAGTCACACACCATTTTAGCCCATCTTTATTTAGCCGCACAAAATTTTGAATTCTACGAATGTAAGAAAGAGAAGATTATTATTGGTGTAAACATGTTTCATCTATTTAAGTTAATCAATTCAATTGACAATGATGACACACTTACTATTTACATTGAAAATTCAGATTATGTTGACGGAATTGTTTCTCATTTAGCATTGAAATTTGAAAATGGAGAGATTAAGCAATGTAAGACTCAAAAGTTACGCCTTATTGAACCTGAGCCTGAAGAGCTTCAATATCCTGATGTTAAGTTCTCTTCTATTATCAACCTCCCTTCAGCTGATTTCCAAAAGATTATTAGGGATCTTTCTTGTATTTCTGATAAGCTTGAAATCAAATCTGTTGGTAACGAGCTTATCTTCAAATGCTCTGGACAATTTGCTTCAGCTGAAATTCATCGTGCCGAGTCTGATGGCAGCATGGGCTTTATTTTGAAGCAAGATTCATCTAAAATTATTCAAGGCGAGTTCTCTCTTAAGAACTTGGGTTACTTCATTAAATGTACCAACTTGTGCCAGCAAATTGAGGTCTATCTTGAAAACGATTTGCCTCTTGTTGTCAAGTATAATGTAGCTAGTCTTGGGGAGATAAAGCTCTGCTTAGCACCTTTGCCCTCTTCGTAAAAAATGTAATAATTATTATTATTATTATCATGAATTTTGTTTAAAAATTATATATTTTATTATTAAATAATATATATAATGTCGAGTTATTATGGAAATTATAATCAATATTTAGGCTCCCAAAGATGTTGTAATTTAAAAACACAAGGTCCACAAGGTCCACAAGGTCCAACTGGTCCAGCATCAATAGGTCCAGTTGGTTCAACAGGTGCTACAGGAGTAACTGGTGCTACAGGAGTTACTGGATCTAAAGGAGACGCAGGATTACCTGGAGGACCAACTGGATCAATCGGAAGCACTGGTTACACTGGTTATACTGGTTATACTGGTTATACTGGAACCACAGGACCTACTGGCATGACAGGACCTACTGGAACAGGATTACCAGCAAGTCCAGGCACAACAGGATTAAATTATTTATTGTTTAACGATGGAAGTGCGAATACGTGGAACGATGTATGGGATACTAGTAATAATAATGTATCTCTTTTTTCTACTTACGCTCTGGTACCTCAAAGTACAAATAACCAGTTAAATACTGCGATTGGAATTAACGCTCTAAACTCATTAACTAGTGGTTATTATAATGTAGCGATTGGAATGAATGCTCTTTCTGGTATTTCGGGTGGTAATTTTAGTCAAATAACTGCTCTTGGATATGGTGCTGGTGGTAGTTGGTCTGGTTCTGGAGCTAATACTTACAATCTTTTCGTTGGATATGGCACTGCTGGTAACTCAAGTGGAACATACAATTGTTATATAGGACCACGACAAGTCGGACAATTAGCAACGGGTAGTAGAAATACACTAGTGGGTGGACACACCCAAGGTGGTCCTGGAATAGGAATGGTTGGTTCTAATAATACTTATCTTGGATGTGATACTGGTTTAGTTTTCCCTACTGTCGCTACAGGAAATAATAATACTTATTTAGGTTATCAAGCAGGGTCAACATTACCAACGGATACATCGAATAATGTTGTATTGGGTAATAGTAGTATTACTGCTTTCAGGTGTCAGGTCGCTCTAACTGTGGTCAGTGATGCTCGTGATAAGAAGGACTTTGTACCACTCGATGCTGGAATAGATTTTGTGAATGAATTAAAACCCGTTCGCTTTGAATGGAACACCCGAAATGGTGGATTAGAAGGAAGAAAAGATGTAGGATTCACCGCTCAATCTCTCCAAGAAACCCAGGCAATAACAGGATTGGAAATTCCCAACTTAGTTAATCATGATTCAGAAGACACCCTCTCTATAATGCCGACTCAATTAATACCCGTATTAGTTAAGGCAGTCCAAGAATTATCAGCAGAAGTTAAGATGTTAAAGGAATTACTTGCTTCAAAATAATCTTGATGATTACATACATTTTAGCATGATTTTTGTTTGAAATTGTATTATAATTATAAATAACATATATATATATAATGTCAAGTTATTATGGAAATTATAGTCAATATTTAGGCGCCCAAAGATGTTGTAATTTAAAAACACAAGGTCCTCAAGGTCCACAAGGTCCAACTGGTCCAGCAGCAGTTGGTCCTGCTGGTACTGGTTATACTGGTTCAACTGGATACACAGGAGTTACTGGCATGACAGGACCAACTGGTATACAAGGTCCTCAAGGCACTTCAGGAGGTCTTTTATTATATTTAAATCAAACAGAATCATCTGGAGTTTCTCCTTACAGACTATTAAGTACAACTTCTAGTGTAGACCCTAGTAATGTATCAACTACTGTTGCAGGTGCTACTGGCGCCGCTTCATCCTTTTTAACACTACCTTTAACAAATATTGAAGTGATTGAACCTGGTCCTGTTCAAATTAATTTATATTCTTATGCTTTAAATTCAAATGCGTGTCATATTCGAATAGAAGGGTTCGCATATGAACCTAGTGGTCCTACAATTACACCACTTTTTGACGCTAGTACAAATACAATAAGTGCTGGTACTACTCCATTATTGTACACAGTTCAAACTTTTATTTTGTCACCATACACAGTTATACCTGGACAAACTAGAATTGGAATAAATTTAACTATTGTTAACACATCTGGAAGTTCAAATACTGTTACTATTACATATCAAACAACAAATGCTTATAGTTATATATCAACAACTTTACCTATTAGAGGACCAACTGGTGAAATAGGTTTTACTGGTTATACTGGCGTAACAGGATCAACTGGTCCCACTGGTTCAGCAGTAATGAATACCTTTAGTCCTACTTTTTCTTTACCAAACACGTTAGTTGCTGATTTTGGAACAAATAATTTATTTGCTACAGGAACGGTTACTATACCTGGTGGAACAATAAGTGATTATACCTTTTCCAATGGTCTAACAAATGGTCAATATGTAATTATTATAGTTGCTTCTGGCGGTAGTGTCACTATTAATCCACTAACTGGTAATGTTCAAAGTACACGTTATTTTAATTTTTCTGGAAGTATAACAGTTAATTCAGGAAAATATGCCATAATGACTGTTGTTCGTGATAGCGCAAGATATTATATTTCATGTTCAGCTTTTAATAGCAACTAATATTATTATAATTTAAATAATAAAATAATTATAAATTATAATAAATGGCCACGCCTTTAATAGGTAATATCATTGTAAGTAATATAACAACAAGCATTTCAGCGACAACCGCAACTGGAATCGTTAGTGGAGCTACTCAAGTATTAGCTAGCAATATTTTAGCAAATCCAACTTTAGGAAGTAATAACTATACATATCAATGGACGCAAACGGGAACACCAATAACTTTTACAGCAGCAACAAGCAATTCAACAAACTGCACATATAATTCATTGTCTGTAGCAGGTTCTACAACAATTTATTGCACAGTTACTGATACATGGACAGGGGTTCAATCAGTGACCGCAAATTGCGTTATAACATGGCCTGTTCAAACAATAACACAAAATATTGTAATTAGTGGTTCACCGACATATAATGGTTCAGGACAAGCATATACACTAACTGCATCTACAGGACCAGCACCAACAGGTTCACCAGCATCATTTACAAACGCTGGAACTTATAATTCTAGCAATATTACTCTTACCCCTAGTCCTGGTTATGTAGTGGGAACAGTTACAGGAACATTTACAATTAATAAAGCTAACTTATCAGTATCAGGTTTCGCTGTTCAAGATTGTGGGGGTTTTAGTGTCGCTAGAATGACTTTTACAGTTTCAGGGTTACAAGGAGGTGATACAGGAAGTTTGACTACTTGGATTGGAACGAGTAGTCCTACAAGCGTAGCACCAGTATCTACAAACGACTCTGTTTTTGGTAATGCTGTCGCCTCGCCTGGTTACCCGAGCTTCGGACCCCTTAGCACAAATCCTATAACTGTAAGTAATGGAACACCCTTTGCTGCTTTATACCTCTGTGTTAATGAGTTTGGAAATCAATATTGGGTTCAAGTGACTGGTAGTTCAAATTACAACGCATCTGTGTTTGATGGTCCTGTTGACCAGCAGTGTGGAAGTTAAACTTACGCGGATTATTATGATAATGAATGTTTGACAATAATAAATGAAGTGTATAAAAAAGATTTTGAATTGTTTAGTTATCAAACAATAAATGATATCAACTAATATTATTATAATTTAAATAATAAAATAATTATAAATTATAATAAATGGCCACGCCTTTAATAGGTAATAATATGATTGCTGGAAGTTTTAGAACAAATATTTCATCTACAACAGCAACTGGAATAGTTAGTGGAAGTGATCAAGTTTTATCTACTCCTATTTCAGCAAATCCAACTCTAGGAAGTAATAATTATACATATCAATGGTCACAAACGGGAACAATAATAACCTTCACAGCAGCAACAAGCAATTCAACAAATTGTATATATAATTCATTGTCAGTTTCAGGCTCTACAACAATTTATTGTACAGTTACTGATACATGGACTGGGGTTCAATCAGTCACCGCAAATTGTGTTATAACATGGCCAGTTCAAACAATTCCTATTACGGCGGTTACATGGAGTATTCCTGGAGCAACAAACTCTACATACACTGGAAGTGCACAATCAGTTACAGTTATATCAGTTAGTCCCGTTGGAGCAGCATATAGCACATCAACTACAACTGCTACAAATGCGGGAAGCGTAGCATCGACAACAATTATAGGAACTGGAATTTATACAGGAACTTTTACTAGTCCCAATCTTACGATTGTTCCTCTCACAATAACTAGTATGACATTCACTTTAGATGGATTTCCTTTTACTTCGGATCAAAGTAGAACGGCAGGAACATCTTACACAATTGCTGTAAGTTCTGTTACACCTAATGGAGCAACATACTCGCCTGGTTCACTCACAGTTTCAACTGTTGGTACTTACCAATTAAATTCTTTTGGAACAGATAATTACCAAGGTTCATTTTCAAGTCCTTTTCTTACTTTAACTACTCCACCTCCGACTGGTTCAATAGATATTATTAATGTAATTTCACCAACGCAAGTTCAGCTCCAAGCAACATTATCTAATGCTACCGCCACAAACTATTCTTGGTCACGAGTATTTGTCCCTGGTTATTATACAGGGCAGGTAGGCATTGCTCCTAATAATTCAGGAACTTCATCACAAACTACAACAGTAACAGCTAATGGAGCTTTTACTGGCAATAAAAGTAGAATTCAATGTGTTATGAGTTATAGTGGAGGCACTGTTACGCAATTTATTGATATTACATGGGGCGCACCTTAATTTAAATTAAATTTATATAATTATTAATAATATATAAATATCAACAACAGATTTCAATATAAGTGCTGACAATTGGAATATATGGCATAAATATATCTGATAGCTATAATCAACTGGCAGATAGCTTAATTAAAAATAATTAATTAGTATTATTTTGTTGTAATAAATAATGCGTACTATTCTAGAAGCAATAGTAGTAAAATATTTAATAAATATATTAATTTAGATATATTTATTAATATTTTAATATGAGTTTAATTAAGATTCCACGAAATATTTTTCAAACATGGGAAACAAAAAATATATCAATTGAGTTAAATTTGTTGTGTCAAACTTGGAGAGAAAAAAATACAAAATATACATATTTTTTATTTGATGATAATGAAAGAAAAGAATTTATAAGAAAACATTTTGATGAAAAAATATATAAATCTTACTGTAAAATAATTCCTGGAGCATTTAAAGCAGACTTATGGAGATATTGCGTCCTATATATTTACGGAGGTATTTTTGTAGATTTAGATTCAATTTGTTATAATTCTATTGACATTTTTTTAGATGAACATATTGAATTTATGACAGCAGTTGATTTGAATAATTGTCCTTTGATTGGAAAATATAATTTAACAAATGGTTTTATTGCGTCTATACCAAAACATCCTGTTTTATTAAATTGTATTGAGAGAATTGTTTATAATATTGAAAATAATATTATACCTGATTCAAATCTCGATTTTTCTGGTCCAGGAGTATTGGGCAAATCATTAAATAAATATTTAAATTTACAAGAAACTACTTCTTTTATTGGTAAAGAAGGCATAATTAATAACACAATTAAATTGTTAAAATTTGAGATTGGTACAGAATATATTAAAGATATTAAGGATAGTATTATTTTATTTCAAAACAAAAATGGTAATGAATTAATTCAAAATATATATAATAATGAATTAAAAAAAATAAAACATGTAGACTGGGGAACATGTAAAAATCCAATTAATAACTCTCATGAAGAACAAAATACAACAATTGTAACTATGTTATATGATATAAGAAAAAAAGAAGGAAATTATGACAATAATAATGAGTTAAATAGAGGAATACAAAAATATTGTAATTTAGCTAGCGAATTTATATTAGACCTGCCTTATAATTTAATCGTTTTTACAGACGATTGTGAAGTTATTAAGTTTATTGAAAATAAAAAAAAAACAAATATAATAATTTATAACAAACCATTTGAAGAAACTTATTACTACAAACATTTTGATAAATTAGTGGAGCTGCAAAAAACATTTCACATTATTAATGGTAATATAAAACAAGAAACACCAATGTATATAATATTGAATAATAATAAGTTTCATTTTATGGAATCATCTATTGAATTAAATCCATTTGAAAGTAGTCACTTTGTTTGGATGGATTTTGGTATTAATCATGTAGCTAAAAATACGGAATTAATTCATGAGTGGATAACAAAAGTTCCAGATAAAATTAAACAACTATGTATAAATCCTTATACTGAAACTAATTCACCAAAAGAACACTTTCAATTCATATACCATAATATGGCAGGAGGTTTATTTTCAGGTTCATCACAAAATTTATTAAAATATTGTAAACTATTTAAACAAAAAACAGAAGAAATTTACAATGATAATTGGTATCAAATAGATGAAGCGGTCATGACAATGGTTCAAAGAGAAAATCCTTATTTATTTGATTTATTTTATGGAGATTATCAAGGAATTGTATCAAATTATTTATACCCTGTTCATAACCTAGATTTAATATTTAGAGGTTCTCAAAAACTGATAGACTCTAATAAAACAAAGGAAGCACATGATATAGTATTATATTGCTTAAAATATTTTCAAGATAAGCCCAATAGTGATTTAGTTTTTTATTTTATACAACAAAATATAATTGTAAATTATTACAATAACAATCAATTGCTTCTTGATGATATAATAAAGTTAATTAATATGAAATTATCATCAGAAAATACAAATGATAAAGAATTAATACATAATTTATTAAATAATAATAAAGTAAATATTAGCTATTATAAAAATAAAGAACTAATTAACATTTAATTATATTTTACGATTGAATCTATATATTTTTTATCGTAAACTCCAATTCTAGTTGTTCTATCCCATGTACTATAATTAATAAGGACTCTTTCATCTTCTACAACAATACTTAAACAATACTCGATAGGATCTCCTTCGAATTTGAATGGAGCTGAATATCTGAGTAAATTCATTTGTGAATCAAAAACATAAATTATATGATAATAATGTCTTGGTGATTCATATGAAACAATATGACCAACAAACCAGATTTCGCTTTCTTCAATATCAATTGTAATATTACCATTTTTAACCTGATCAACTTTTTTAGAGTATTTAAATCCTGATGTAGATCCTCTAATTCTCGAGAAAATTCGAGGTGTTTCTCTCTTTGCGACCTTTTCAAGTTTATTATTTTCATTATTTATTTTACAAATATTAAGAGGATTCCAATCATAAACAATATGTGTTGAACCATTATAATCAAGAAATACCCAGTTTTTTTCACAACCAGAGTTATTAAAATCTTGAGTTAGTTCCCTTGCGTTCATTTTAAAATTAACTATGTCATAATCTCCAGTTACAATACCAATTGTATTATTCTTATGATATCCAGTTCCAATAAATAACAAATCATTAGATTCAACATCATTAAAAATTCTGACATCTTCAACTCCAATATATCTTCTATTTTCAAAATTTAAATCAAACCATTTTTCAGATAATATATTAAAATCTTTATCAAAATGAACATATTTATTGACAGATATAATATGCTTGTCACAGTTTAAATAACTACCTCCATCAGTAATATGATAATTAACATATCTAATATTCATTTGATAACCTTCTTGATTTATATTTGGAATTAAACAACTGGATGATGATGTAAATTTAACATCTTCATTATTAACCTTTGATACTGTAGTATTATCAAGAACAATTTTAGAAATAGGAGTTAAAATATCTTTATAAAATTTCATATTACTTAATAAATTATTCTTGTCTCCGTCAGAATGTGAATTATTCATAACTTCTATTACTTCATTATTAATATTATAAACACCTACATATGAGGCAATAATGGTATACTCATAATAAATCTTATCTGTATAAACATCATTATGTAAAAATAAGTAGTTATCTCTATTTTTTTTCATATCTAATATTTTTTTAGATTTTTGGTAAATCATATCTCCAAGTTGATGTTTAGAATGGATTCTATAATACTGAAGAATCTCATACATACCTTCTAATCGTTCTGGATAGAAATTAAATCCTTCTAGCCAATACCTAATAGCATCGTCCATCTTACCCATATTTTTAAAACATAAACCAATTCTATAATGACTATACCAAACTTCTTCAATCCAGCCTCCTAATTCAATACGTTTTTTATAAACATTAATAGCCTCAGCAAATCTTCCAGAATCATGATAACTATTGGCTAGGTAAAAATAATATCTAACATTATTAGGTTCTTCTTTAATACCATCAAGAAGTAATCTTATATCTCTTTGAAATTTATCACCCTTAGAGCCTCCATCGCCAATATCTCTGATAAATAACTCATCTTTTTTAAAGCCTCCAGTTGTATTTCCAGGCGGAGTATCAATGTATTCATGAGTTACTCCGACATATTTATAAAGACCGTTATTTTGAACAATTCTCATATTTTGATAATAAAATGAATCATTTCCTTGAAGAATATGAAAACTTTTGGCGGTTGCTAATTGTTCTTTTTTAAAATTTTTAATTTCAAAAATCATATCAGCATCAAGTAATAATACATAATCAGACATACCTAAACAAGATTGCATCGCAATATTTCTATTGTGACAAAAATTTTTAAATGGTTCAACAACAACTTTTCCAGGAATGCCTTTTTTATCAAAATATTCGGTAATTAAACTCACAGTATTATCTGTAGAACCAGTATCACATATACAATAACAATCAATTATAGAAGAAACAGAATCAAACAATCGGGTGATAATTTTACTTTCATTTTTAACAATCATATTTAGACATAAAGTTGGTACATTATTTTTATTCAATACTAATTCCATTAATAATTTATGTATTTAATTTTTAAATTATTAATTATTAAATAAATATATCATATAAATATAAAATGGCTAGTACACGATTTAAATATGATGATTGTAGAACAAAAAAGGCATTACAGCAGTCTACAGATCCAGGTAGATGGATATTAAATGTTCCTGGAAATGGTGCTGATCCTTGTTATATTGAAGACCCGCAAATTATTGTACAAAAATGGGGAGGAAATTTAAGAACCAATACAATTAATTTAGAGAGCGATTTAAGAGGTGTTAACAGACAACTAGGCAGAGATTGTTTAGGAAAAGATAATTATAAAAGTTACAATGTACCAAATGAAGCTATTAAATATCCAACATGTAATAACTTATTTACTGAACAATCCAGAGCAACAAATCCAGCATGGTGGTATCGTGATTTAGAACAAGTTGATTGGCAATATCCTCCCTTGAACCCTCAAGTGAATGTATGTATACCTTTTCAAAATAACTTGAGTACAAGAGTTTTAGAAAAAGATTATTATACGCCAAAGAGAGATTGTGTTGTGAATGAAACAAAGAACTATTTACCATCAAGTTACAATTTAATTAGAGGTGGTTATGTCGCAGGGCCAACAACATGTCAACAAACAAACTCTTGTCAACAAGGTCCCTTTTAGAAAAAGTGGATTTAGATTATTATATGTGAATAAAAATATAATACTCTATATATATAAATATGGAAATAGCAATCCCTTTAATAGCATTAGGCGGTATGTATGTGGTATCAAATCAATCAAATGAAAATTGCTCTAAAAAAGAAATAAGACAATCACAAAGAGAAAAATTTACCAATATGGGAATTAGAAGCAACTTAGGTGTTAAAACTGATAACTACTTACCAAATACAAATATTCCTCCTCAAAATTTTCCTGTTAGTAATATTAATCAACTAGTTGATACTGTTCAAGAATATCCTAATCCAAATGTAGCTACAGATAAATACTTTAATCAAAATTTGTATGAACAAAAGGTTAGAAACCATATTCCTGTAAGCAAAAACCCACAGGAAATCTATTCATTAACTGGAAATTATCTAGATTCTCAACAATTTAAACACAATAATATGATTCCTTTTAATGGTGGTAAAGTAAAAGGTAAAACATATGATATGAATATTAATGAATCGGTTTTAGATAATATGATTGGTTCTGGATCACAAACTATAAAAAAAATTGAACAAGCTCCTCTTTTCAAACCTGAACAAAATATGCAGTGGGCTTATGGTATGCCCAATCAAAGTGATTTCTATCAATCACGTGTTAATCCTGCTATGAAAAATAATAATGTCAAGCCATTTGACACTGTTATGGTTGGACCTGGTTTAGACCAAGGATATGGATTTAATGGTAGCAATGGTTATAACTCTGGCATGGAGGCTCGTGATAAATGGTTACCAAAGACTGTAGATGAACTAAGAGTTGATACAAACCCTAAATTAGAATATAAGCTAATTAATCACGAGGGTCCCGCCAATTCTTTTATTAAAACCGCACCAACAGCTCAAATGATTGGTCGTGTAGAAAAACAAAGACCTGATACATATTTTATCAATACACAAGATCGTTGGTTGACAACAACAGGTGCCGAAAAAGGCGAAACCTTAAGACCAATTCAAGAAATGGGTGTATTAAGACGTAACGATATTGCTACTGAATATATGGGACCTGCTGGAGCTATTGATGTAAAAGCAACTACTGCCCCACAAAATTTTGAACCTTCTAAGCGTCATGAAGCATTTCAAGGAGGTGTTAATCACTCAAGAGCTACAGGACAAGGTAATCATACAGATAAAGATTTATTTTTAAGAAGTCATACTAATTATGAGAATAACCGAAGTACTGTTAAACAAGTTGACACACATAGAAGTGGATTTAGTGGTGCTATTGGCGCCGTTGTTGCTCCAATAATGGATATGTTTAGACCAACACGTAAAGATGAAACAATTAATAACGTTCGTGTTTATGGTGATGCTGGAACTTCCTCCATGGTTAAGGGACCTGTTTATAACCCTCAAGATACTACTCCTACAACAGTTAAAGAAACAAATTTACACGCAGTTAACTTTAATATTAATAATCAAAAAGAGGGTATGTATGTTAATAATGCCATGCCTGGACTGCCAACACAAAGAGATTCAACTAGTTGTGAATATTATACAGCTGCTGGCGGATATGCTACTGGTTATGGAGACATGAGTTATGATGCGGCTTATCGTCAACATAATAATGATATTAAGTCTCAAACTATTGTTAATAGACCAAATCAAGGAGGAACCCAAATTTTCAACCAACAAATGCACCTAACTACTATTAAGGCTGATTCTGACCGCTTAGATGGCAGAGTAAATCCTGCTTATTCTAGTTTATCAGGATTGCCTCCATCTGCTCAGACATATGGTGCAATTAGAACCCCACAATATTACAATGAATGCGCTGGTTGTGACCGAATCCAACCTGATATTCTAAGTGCCTTTAAAAATAACCCTTATACACATTCTTTAACAAGTTCTGTATAATTAATTATTTATCATTTTATAAATTATTATAAAATGATTATTTTATTCATTAAACAATTCACTTAATACACGTATTCCGCTATTATAAGCAGCATGTAAAGAACCATAATACATTGGATCTGTGTGTTCGCCAGCAAAAAATATAGTATTTTCAATATTTTCTGATATTATACGAATATCTTCATCTGTAGTGTTAAAATCGTGATATGAGTAGGAACCTTGGCTAAAAATATCTTCCTCCCACCGTGTAATTTGTCAGGATATAGGATCTGGAGCATTTGGATAATAATTCCGTAAATTTGCCATCACTATTTCAACAATTTCTTCGTCACTTTTTCCAGATAATTTCCAACCAATATTCGCAGGACAAACAGCTTCTAAAATAGGTTTTTGTTTAGAATAATTATAATTATTCCATAACATGTAAGGATATATTTCCTTTGTATCATCATATTTATTTGAATAATATTCACAACCGTTTAAACTTGGATTGTATATTAAAAACATAGGCACATTTTCATTTTCCCAAAATATATTATCCTTTGAAAATTCTAACTGAATTTTTTTGTAAGAACCTGATTTGATTTTTGATAAAGAATCTATACGGTCCTTTTTTAGAGGTGGATTAAAATTAATATTTTTTAAGGGTCCTGGTGGAACTGTAATACACAATTTATTACATACGTATATACATCCATCATTTGTATGAACTTCAACAAAATCATTATTATAATTAACATTTGTAACTATTTTGTTGTATTTAATTTTATCGCAGTAATTATTATTAGAACTATTAACAATTGAATCAACTAAGGTTTTTGTACCATTTTTAAATAAAAAATGCGAACCTCCATAATCACCAAATAATGCCTCTTTATAATTTGTTGTATTCAAAAATGATGAAGGTATATTTTTTACGCTTCCACCACACCATACTTCTATCATATATAAAAAAATAAAATAATCTTCATCTTTATCATTATCCCATAATGATAAAAATGCCTCAACTATTGTTTTATCTTTTACATTACCAATTTTAGCTGCTATTATATTCCATTTTTCTGTCAATCTTTGACGTTCTGCCTCATTAATATTATACTTATTACATAAATATTTTATATGTGTATTTTCTGAATGCATCCAAGGATTATTTTCTGAAACAGGAATTAACTTTTCATAGTCTAAAAAAATATTCAATGGGTTTTTATCTGATCCGTGAATCCATGCGGCTCCCATATCAATATAGTTATCATTTGTATACACTCTTCCGCCAATCCTATCTCTCGCTTCTAAAATAAGAAAATTATCATGCTTCATACCTGAAGCAATAGTTAAACCAGAGATACCAGCCCCTATTATTATTGTTGTATCCATTAATTTAATGAATTTACTCATCTAATAAGTATGGATACTATTATTTATATATTTATTATGTTTAACTGTTATCTACTATAATTTATTATTATTATTAAAAATTTATAAATCTAAATTACTTAAAGGCTAACACTTTAAATAATTTAATAAAATGTTAGCCAGAAAAATTTACCCAAAATGTGCTTTAGATTTTAAGAAATTTCTTTATGTAAATCCAGAGTTTAGCAAATTTTATTATTTTTTAGGAGAACCAAAACCATTTGATGTTACTTTAAGAGATGGATTGCAAGCATTATCAATAGAAGAACAAAAAAAATATACTTTCAAAGAAAAAATAAATTTGTATCACAGAATTAGCTTTAATTATAATCCGAAAAATATTGAAATAGGTTCAATTGTCTCACAAAAAGTAATGCCAATATTTAAGGATTCAGTTAAGCTATTTGAAAATATTAAAATGTATGAAAATGATGTACATGAATTGAATGGATATGTTAGACCGAAAAACTTTATGCTTGTACCTAATTCAAAGCAATTAAAAAATGTTATAAACAATACAGATATGAATCATTTTTCATTTATAACGTCTGTTTCAGAAAAATTTCAGCTCAGAAACACAAAGCAAACATTGGATGAATCTTATTCTAATATATATGAAATGATGTATAGTTTTGAAGAAAATAAATATAGACAAAAACTTCCTTTTATTAAATTATATGTTTCTTGTATTAATGAATGTCCTATATCAGGTAAAATAGATAATGATTTTATAGTTAATAAACTCTTAATGATTAATAAAATGAATGTTGATAATATATGTTTGTCAGACACATGTGGTACATTAGATGTAAAGGATTTTGAATATATTGTTGATACATGTAAATTCTTTGGTTTACCATCAAATAAATTGTCATTACATTTACATGTTAAAAATGGGAGAGAAGATATTGTTGAAAAAATAATTCACAAGGCTCTTGATCGAAGAATTATTGATTTTGATGTTTCATTATTGGAAACTGGAGGTTGCTCAGTAACAATGAACAAAAATCAAATAGCACCTAATTTATCGTATGAATTGTATTATAAGTCTTTGGTCAATTATATTGAAGAAAAGATGGAATAGTAAAATTTCTAAAAATTATTGAATTTATATATTATTGCGTTGTATTAATATATAAAAACACTTTTTAAAATATAGTAGACTCTAAATGCTTGACATACATCAATCTATAAAAAATAAATTAAATTACTTTCATGAAATGCACAAAATTCCTAATATATTATTCCATGGACCCACTGGTAGTGGTAAAAGGACAATTGTTAATGATTTTATTCATAAAATTTATGACAATAGGAGAGAGATAATTAAATCATTTGTTATGTATGTTAATTGTTCACATGGTAAAGGCATTAAGTTTATAAGAGAGGAGCTTAAGTTTTTCGCAAAAACTCATATAAATTCGAATGGCGGAAATACTTTTAAAAGTGTTGTATTATTGAACGCAGACAAATTAACTCTAGATGCTCAATCCGCATTACGTAGATGTATTGAATTATTTAGTCATAATACACGTTTTTTTATTATTGCTGAAGATAAATATAATTTAATGAAACCTATTTTGTCAAGATTTTGTGAAATATATATTCCAGAACCCGTTATAAATGATAAAATAGTTAATCTATATCAATACAATTTAAATAAGGTTTTTGATTTGACTGATATTAAACAACAGAAGCTTGAATGGTTGAAAAAAGAATTAACTAAATCAGTTAATAAAAAAACAAGTTTAGAAGATTTAATGTTATTGTCTACAAAACTTTATGAAAAAGCATATTCCGCTTTAGATATTATTAATTTATTAGAAAATACTAACTTTTTAGAATCTATAATATCAACTGAAAAACGTTATGAACTACTTATATGCTTTAATCGTGTAAGAAAAGAATTTAGAAATGAAAAATTACTAATATTATTTATGCTAAATTTTATGTTTTTAAGTTCAGAACTATCTTTAGAAAATATAAGTTTTATGTAAATGGATGACTTTAATGTTAGTGCGCTTCATGAATCCAAAAACGAATGGGGTTCCCGTTTAGTTACAATTTTAACACCATTAATTATTGATGGGTATAAGTCAATTTTAGACGAATCTATTAAGCTATGTAAAGAAAATGGAGAGATGGATAAATATTTAATGACATTTCAAAATTTGATTTCAAGAATACCAAAATGGAATGCTCAAATTATTGAAACAGAGAGAAAACGAATATGTGACAAGTCTGGATGCAATTATTTAGAAGATTTGGTTACATGTGTTCATATTATTCAGCTAAAAATTTTAACTGCTATGAGGGTTGGTCAGAAACAAAAGAAAATTGATATAAATATTCCTAAGCTAGATGATTTTATTCACAAAACATACATTAATGTTGCTAGAAAAATATATAAGAATGTATACTTGTTTGAAACCAATATAGCTCCACTATCCGTACAAAAACATTATAGAGAACTAGAAATTATTGTTCAGGAATGTATTTTAAATACGTTGAGAGAAAGTATTCCAGTTGAGTCAATCTTAAAGGCTTACATGGATGAAACTGTTGAAGAAGATGTAATTGAGGAAATAAAAGAACAAATTATTGAAGAACCAATTAAAAAATCGCTTGATACTCCAGGTGCTGTCGCTAATGGATTACCACCTAAAACTTCTGGATTAAGTTTTAATGATATCGATTATGTTAAAACTGATGATGGAAGTGTGTCAAATGTAAATGCTCCAAAGTCAATTGAACGTTTAGAAGAAATCAGTCAACTTAGAAATGAACTTAGAAATCAACAAAGAAAAATGGAAGAAGATGAAGACGACAATAATGCCAAACTTAAAATATCAGATCAAGTATTTAATTTGGACTCTTTAGATGTTCATAATATCGAAGAACCTAAATTAGAATTGTTACCTGATTTGTTAATTGACGACATTGAAATTTTAGAGTAAATTGCGTAAAATATTAAATAAGAATATCCAATTATTATTTTAAATGGATAACATATTTATAATTGCTGCTATTATTTCAGTAGTATTTTTCATTTCAAAATTTATTGAAATGAGATTTGTTGAAAAAGAAACTAAACCTTTAAAATTATTAATTAGAGATTCTTTATTAGTTTATTTTAGTGTTGTTTTTGGTGATTTTATAATTGGACAAATTAACCCAATGATTAAAGGTGGGTCCAGCGCTTCAACAGTTACTCAAGTCTTTACAGATAATCCTGGATTTTAACCAAAGGTATCTTCGATTTAACCAAAGGTATCTTCGATTTAACCAAAGGTATCTTCGATTTAACCAAAGGTATCTTCGATTTAAATTAAATTCTTTTTATCATCTTATATTATAATGAAAAGAATTAAAACAAAAAAAAATTTAAAAAAGACTAGAACCAATAAAAGAAATAAAAAAACACGACGCTTACGTGGTGGCGGAGAAAAAGAAAAAAAGGAACAACTCATTAAGGATAATTTTAGAAATATGTTCATGAATTCTTTTAAAAAACTACAATATGCGGTTAAAGCAGGAAATATGGAAAGAGTTAAAGAAGTAACTGAAATTTTTAAAAATGGGTTTAAAAGTAATCAAATTGGTATAAATACATTAATTCCTATAACAACTAACTCAATTCCTATTAATAAATATGATTATAATCAAAATGTTACTCCATTAATAGCATTCGTTCCATCATTAGTTGTTATTTTTGATAATATTGATGACTTTATTACAAGAAAAGCATTCATTAATAATTTTATACTTAATAAAGGTAATATAAATCTTCTTAGTTATACAAACAATATTTCTGCATTATCGGCAGCAATAAAATTACAGGATAAAGAATTAGTTAAATATTTACTTGAAAAGGGTGCCGATGTAAAGTTATTAACAGAAGAACAAAAGGCTGTAATGGAAAATTTAATAAAAGATGAAGAAGTAGAAGCTATCATTGAGCCTCCTCCTCCTAAACCTATTGTTAAATTAACAATTCCAACTGAATTACCATCTGATTCTGGATATAATCCAGAAGTTGAGCCTGAATTTTGGAAACCAATTTTTGAAGAAAGTGAAATGCTTTCTATAAGGTCTAAAATTAATGAAATGATGAATTCTGATGGAAATATACCCATAACTAATAAAGAAGTCTCTGAATTATGGAGTGTTTGTAAAATCAATCAATCAATAATTCCAACTTATTTTACTCCAACAAAGAATGAACCTTATGACTCATTTGGTACATTTATGATGGATCAAGATATTGATTTCTCTCATTATAATATTGTATTATGTGCTGCTTTAATTGTATTTGGAATAATCTCAAATAAAATGATAGGACAAGATTATAAAGTGATATTCAAAGGTGGAAAAGCAATACAACTTGTTTTGGCTGGAATGCCTGAAACATCCGCATACAAAACAGAAGATATTGATGTATTAATCATGCCTGATACTAATGTAGCATATATCGAGACAATTGTTAAAAATTTATCTGGACATTTAGCTTATTTAATAAGATGGTTTTTAAATACACCAGAAACACAATATAAGGTTTCTGTTCAAGCTCCAAACCCTTCAAATACTAGAGCAAATCCATTTATTTTTAAACTAAGTTATTTAAAAGTTAGACAAAAACAGGATTTCAAAAAACAAATAATGGTAGATGATTTTAAACAGTTTTCAGATATAGATTTTAAAGAGACTCCATTGAGTGTAAAACCATATTTTGAAAGAGCAATCGATTATAAATTCTTTATATCTGAATTAAATCAAGATGTGTTATTTAGATGTCCTAATATTGGTTCTCTCTTAGATGAAAAAATATATTACTACACAAAATATACTGAGTTTAAAAAAATGTTAGAAGAGAGAAAACCAATAACAGAGGAAGGTTATGATAAATTAACAGTTATAGATTGTGAAAGATTTCTAGAAAAATTTAAACGAGCTATTCTGGCTATGAATAAAGGATTACAAAAGCAAAGATTTCCTGGAATATTACCAGATGAATTATTAGAAAAAGAGAGAAACTCGATTAAAACTCGTTTATCTAGACAAGGAGTAGCAGATGAAACTTTAAAGACTATGATTGTTCAAAGCCTATACAAATAAATAAATTTAATTAAATTAATAAATTTATTTATCAACTATTATATTTTTTGAAATATTTCTTATAATTTTTTCTTCTTTTTCATAATCATTATCACCAGGTCCTCCCATTGATTCAACTACTATTTTATTATATTGGTCAGAAAATTTAGAAGAAGCCTTATTGTAGTCAGGATGAACTTCTTTAAATTTTGGTATTAAATTTTGATTCTTACACGTAACTCTTCTAACAACTTTATGTAATTTTTGTTTCTCTTCATCTTTTTCCCACTTATTTTCATCTTTGATATAAATAGTTTCTCTCTTTTTATCAGTACAATGAACGGGTCTTTGTGTAACATCTAGTTCTTTAAGATTTTTGGTTATTATGTTAGATATACCTTCAACATAACCAAGTTCTCCAACTTTTTCTAGATCAGATAACTGAAGTTTAATAGAATCAACAAAATCCATAATATTCATAGCATCTTTACATGTTTCATTTAAAAAGAAATTAAGATTAAACGCTTTGTTATGAGAATTAACAGTATTATGACAATTATTATATGAATCTTTCTTAGCTAATTCTAAAATTAATTCTTTTATTTCTTTATTTTCTTTCATAAGATAATCAATCAATTCATCTTTTTTATCTATAGTATTTTCTATTTTATTATTTTCATAAATACAAATTTTACTGTGTTTCCATAATCCAGAATTAGTATGAAAACATTTTTCGCAGTTTTTACATACATATTTTTCATCATTTTTGCCACTTTTTGCCACAAAGTTATTTCCAAATGTTTCCTGGGTATGTTTAGCTGTGTCTAGGTGTTTCTTCCAATTATAAACCTTAGAGCATGTATAGTCACATTTTTCGCAATAATAATTATTCGCCATTTTTTTGCCACTTTTTGCCACTAAATCATTTCCTAATATTTCCATAAAATAGAAACAGACTATTTTTTTAAGCTTTTATAAAAAAAATTACAATCACAAAATAAAAATTATTTTTTTGGTAACCAGACGCTAATTTTCAATTATGGTCACAGAATTATATTTTTGACATAAAATATCCAAGGTTTTGAAAAATGGACAAAATAAATGTCCAATTTTCACTTTTCAAAAAAACTTTCCTCCAAAAATTAAAAAATTCGATACTACATGTGAAGGGAACTTTTTTAGTGCCTTTTTTCATTTTTGAAGATTTTCCCTACATTATGTAGTATCAGCGCCCAGTCCAGACTTTTACTACCGCTCTTTTTATAGTGCCTTTTTTTAAGTCAGTGTCATACATATCAAAATTATATTTTAATACAAGAGGGAAATTCCATATGCTACCTAACATAGATTTTATAGTGTTTAGTTTAGGGGATTCTGTACAAAATATACAACCCATAATTCTCTCTAAACAGCATCTATCAGGTCTATTTTGTATAACTTTTGTTAATGATGATATGTTATATTTATTTTCTATATGTAAAAGAAAATTATGATTTATATATGATTGACAGCCAAAACATCCATACCATTTATTATCAAGCATAATACTAAACATACTCGACGCATTGTGTTTTAGTTTAAGTTCAACTTTAAATATATTTTTTAAATTTTCTGTAATTTTTAATGTTTTTGATTCATTTTCATTATCTGAATCAAAATGCCATAATGGCAACACATCTGTACCATTTAAAACTTCAAAATTGATTCTTTTGTGAAAAAATACGCTATCATGTATTATTACCGCATTTTCAAAAAATTTGTTTTTAATAAAGTAATAATAAGGTAAAAGTTCACCTCGTCCAGGAAATTCTGACTGTATTATTTCTAGGTTGCTATATTCATGCTCTGCTTTTAAAAAATTAGTATCACTGTTATCATCAATTATAACAATTTTTTTAGTTGGATAAAAAATCCTTAATAATTTTACAGAATGATTCCAATATCTATTAGTTTTTTCAGAATTTACATGTCTTGTAATAATAAACCCAAAATTGTTCATAATATATAAAATAAATTATATTATTAACTTTTACCAAACTATTATTATTTTCTTAAATATAAGATGGAATTTTATCGATATCAATTATATCTGTAGGTACTTCTCCTTTAAAACTAGAATATGCGTTAAATTCTGGTCTCTCTAATTGTGCTTGAGGTGTATGATTATGAACACATCTTGCTATCATTTTATATAATTTAAAGTCAGGATATCTATCTACTCCACTCCCTTTATATAACATATTTACTCCTTTATCATCTAAACACCATTCAACAATTAAACGTTGAACAGGATCAGTACATTTACTCAAGTCTTTAATCTCGTCAAAATCCTCTACTACATAATCGAAAATAGAGCACGCTAGACGACATAAATCAAAACTATAATTTGGTTCTAATCTAGGTTTTTTCTCATTTAAGTAGGGTTCGGTATTATATTGGGTAGCAGCATCACCGCCTACTTGAAAACTATCACTACAGAAAAGTTTTCCATCAAATTTGTATATACTTCTTCCAAAATCAATAATTTTAAATATACGACCAAATGTAGGTACCTTGTAGTGTTTCTTTTTATAACAATAATAAATAAACTTTTTATCAGTCTGGTTATACATAACATTATTTGTATGTAAATCATTGTGTGTAAAGTTAAATGCTTTTTGATATGTAATTAAAATCATAATAATCTGCATGAATGCTGAATACCATTCTTCTTTTGATAAATCACTAGTTAAAATTAAGTCGTCAAATGTATTTTCGCAAAATTCCATTCCAATAACTTGAACAGGAAATTTTGGAATAGTTACATCTAGTCTCTCTTCTTCAAAAGATTCATCGTCTTCTTCTTCATCTTCAGACTCATCATCTTTATCATCTTTAGCTTCATCGTCTTTATCATCTTCAGGTTTGTCACTATCTAAGTTTTCAATTTCTCCACAATCATCACAATCTTCAGGTTCTTCTTCATTATCAGTGTATGATGAACGTGATGAACAAGTTGAGTTAGATTTTAATGTAACATGTTGATCTGTTTCCTTTTGTTCCAAAAGATTAGTATTTGTTAGATCAACTAGATCAGAAAGTAAATCAGATGATAAATCAGACATATTTACAATATTTTCATCAAATACATCTTCAAACATTTCATTGTCAAAAGATTTAATTGATATTTGTGATTTGGCAGTTGAATTGTGCTGAATTGTAATAGGTTTCAGTTTTGGATTTTCATCTTGAAATAAATGTTCATAGTCATCAATTTTAAATAATACATTTTTATTTTTATTAAAGTATTCAGAACCATTTAAGTAATCAATATCGTCAAAAACATTTAAAATAAAGTTATTTTTAATACCTAAAAATGATCCATAATAATCAACTCCATGTGTAAAACCATGTGTATAAATTAAATTACTTGATAAGTATACAAACATACCATCAACATATGCTGAATTATTTTGATCAATAAATTTTGAATGACAATCTAATTCAGTTGAATTGATTTTTGGTAAGGCGAATATTTTTTCATCATTTAAATTATACTTTCCAATTAAATATTTAAATGGATCTAACAAAGGTGCCATCTTAAAAAAGACATCTTTATCTTTTACTTTGTTATTTTGTGAATTTTTAAGCCTACAATTGAATAAATGAAAATCATCTTCACCCCCGTCATTAACATTTGAAATATACCATTTGTTATTTAAATTAATACTATTATAATTACTATCATTCAAGGTGAAGAATTTATTATAAATAGGTATATAGTTTTGTGCATTTGAGAGAAAAAGCGTTTCTGATTTCTCTAAACATTTAAAAAGTTCAAGGTTTTTCCTTTTTTGATAGTTCACGTTTATCATTCTTTAGCTAATTAATATATAAATTATATTTATTTTTAACTTATTATAAATGCTATTATAGTATTATTTATCTCTCATTGCGTAAAAATCTTTAAAAAATAATTTATATTTTAAATAGTAATGACTTTAGAACTAAGGAAATTTGACATGAAAAGTATAAGCTTTAAACCGAATGAAAATAAGGGTCCAGTTGTAGTTTTGATTGGAAAGAGAGATACAGGTAAATCTTTCTTGGTAAGAGATTTACTTTTTTATCAACAAGAAATCCCAATTGGAACTGTTATTTCTGGAACAGAAGAAGGTAACGGTTTTTATGCTAGTATGGTACCAAAATTATTCGTCCATAATGAATATAATACAGCTATTATTGAAAATATTTTAAAAAGACAACGTACTGTTTTAAAGCAAATTAAAAAAGAAATGGAAACATATAAACGCAGTACTATTGATCCTAGAGCATTCGTGATTTTGGATGATTGTTTATATGATGCTACATGGACTCGCGATAAAATGATGCGATTACTCTTTATGAACGGGCGTCATTGGAAGGTCATGTTAGTCATCACAATGCAATATCCTCTTGGTATTCCTCCAACGCTGAGAACAAATATAGATTATGTTTTTATTCTTAGAGAAAATTATATTGCGAACAGAAAGCGCATTTATGAAAATTATGCTGGTATGTTCCCAACATTTGAGAGTTTTTGTCAGGTTATGGATCAATGTACTGAAAATTATGAGTGTTTAGTCATTAATAACAACTCGAAATCAAACAAATTACATGACCAAGTATTTTGGTATAAAGCTGATAGTCATGGTGAATTCAGATTAGGTTCAAAAGAATTTTGGGAATTATCTAAAAATCTTAAGGATGAAGATGAAGAAGAGGCATATGATCCTAATAAGACTAAAAAACGAGGCGCAGGTCCGAAGATTAGCGTGAAAAAAGCAAATAAATGGTAGAAAACAGAGATATCTCTTATAATAATTATTGATTTTAAAATAATAAACAAAGAATAATAAATTCAAGAGTATCCTATTATAAAGTATATAATAACATTCCCAGACCTTAAGATAGTAGAAATCATATAGAAAAATCCAATCTATAAAATAAAATATCAAATACGTATAACTATAAAATTTGTTTTATAGTTATATTTTATAAATTATGAAAATATTTTTAAAAAATATTAAACATTATTTTTTGACAGTTGATACAAATGGACGTAGAAAACATCACATGTTAGACGAGTTTAGAGGTTATGATTTAACAGAAGTAAATCCAGTATTAGGAGTCATAAAAGAACAATCGGGTGCAACTGGGTTTTCCAGAATGATCGACTTGGCGCTACGAGAACAAGATAGGACAAAACCATTCTCTCCATTCGTTATGTATGAAGACGATTGTTCGAAATATCGCGATTATCCTGATTATATTGAAGTACCAGATAACGCTGATATATGTTATATTGGTTTATCTAAATGTAGTATGAATAATAAAGAATGGCATCATGGGTCATATTATACACACATAGATGATGATGTAGTTCGGGTTTACAATATGTTAGCTATGCATGGTATTATAATATGTTCTGCTTCTGGTGCACTTGCTATACAAAAAGCTGTATTTGAGGGATATGGAAGAAAAATTATATGGGACATATTTGTCGCACAAATACAACCATATTATAATGTTTATGCTTTAAAACAACCTCTCGTCTTCCAAGATGAAAAATATGGCGGCCAAGAAAAAGAATCAAGATTTTCAATTACATCAACAAAAGATAACCCGTTACCTGACACTTTTAAGAATACTACAAATGTTTCGATTATTACTTGCTGTACATCGCGTCGCGTATTATAATTATTATAATATAAACTTTTGCTTTTGTTATTTTTTAAAGTATATTTGGTTCAACTTTTGATATAATACTATTTTTACAAGTATTACATTTTGTTTTCCACGAGTCGTTCGGCATAATATTAATTGTATTGTAACAGCTAGCAGTTATACATTTTTTTGTAACTACTAATTTTTTATAACAATCCCTGCAATTTGTTTTCCAAGTTTCTCCCTTTTTAACAAATTCTTCGTTTTTACAATATTTACAAATAATTGAATCCAAATTATTTTTAAATTTATGGTAACAAATACCACATCTTTCTGATGGTTTTAATATCTCTCTTTTACAATCGATACAGTTTGTTATTTTTTCATCACAATCAAGACAATATAAATCAGTAATTGATTTTTGTTTGAGAAATTTTTCGGGGCACGTTTTACATTTTTCCAGACACCATTTCTCATGACAAACAGCACACAATTGTGTATTATTTTTTACATCTACAAAATGACAATTACAATTAACACACTCTCTGTAAACTTCGTTTCTTCGGATTTCAATATTTAAAGAATCGCGCATTATTTTAAGATTTGTTTTAACTTTACTTGGAATACAAGAAGAACATATATTGATTTCATTACTCCTATAAATACCATCTTTATCACAAGCCTTACAGTTAGTTATTTTAAAACTACCAGGCTGCTTTTTATTTAATTTATTTAACTCTTTCTCTCTCTTTTTAGATTCAAGTTCTTCTTTTTTTCTTAATTTATCTTCTTCTTTTTTTTGTTTTTTATCTTGTTTTTCCTTTTTATAAAATCCTTCTGGTAGGCCTTCTCTTCTTTCCTTTTCAGTTTCTCTATGTTCGTTAATTTTTTTACATGTAGATTTAAAGGTTGGATCATTCTTACTTATAAGACCATATCTACTGTTACATACACTTCCAAGTTGAATATTCATACCTGAATATTTATTTTTAAATATATGAACATACATAATATCTTCATTACATATACAATTTGCCTCACCAAAACCTTGATATATTGTAAAACCGCTTGATTCAAAATCACTTTCTTCTAACCTATTATTAAACGCTAATTTTAAGTCACTAAAATTTTTAAATTTTTCTATATATAACTTTGGATAAGTTAATAATAACATAAAAGCTAAATTGTCTGTTTGGGTTGGTTTTTTTCCATAAAATCTAATAAAATGTTCTTTCAAATCATCGTGATAATTTTCATAATTTCTAAGTTTACTTAAATAAAATGGACTATTTACGTCTTGTGCTATAATTATTTCTTTATACACTAAATTTTTTAATTCTTCATCTAAAATAATATTTGTAAACTCATTTTTACAAGATAAATTATTTTCTGAAAAATATTCTTCCATTTTTAGATTGAACACTATTATTTTATTATTTAATAATTATTATTTTAAATAATAAATTTAATTCATTTTTTTTATTAACAATCGTCAAATGAAATTGTTACTGGATATTTAATATAACAATAGTCTCTCCAATTTGTTTTAGGATTATTTAATTCACACCAATCAAAAAGTATTTTTCCATTTGATGCTTTTATTGGTAATGTTTCCCATAAATTATATTTAAAAGTAAATAATATGTTCATTATTCCCATTTCATTTGTTTTACAAAAAGTATATTTATTCATAGCTTCAATGAGCTGATTTTTATCACATAGTTTAAGAATATTTGTATCATAAATCCACATACAATTAAGCATATAATTTGATTTCAAAATTTGTTCACCATATTCAGATTTTAACGAATCAATTAGCTCAGGTTTATCATAACTTAATTGACAATTAAACGATTGATCATCATAAAGCTTACCATCTTTTGGCGCCAAAATTTTATTTTTATAATCAATCTCAAGTAGATATTTAACATCATCTAATAAACGCAATCCAGCGTCTAAAAATACAACACGTGACCATTTGGAAAAATAATCATCAAATATATGTAATTTTTCCCATTGATTTAATTTATTTATTTCTCTCTTGTCTGTTGTATCAACAAAGCCAGTTTGTCCTATTTTAAACAGTAAAATAGATTTATCTATTTGTGTAAACTTTTTCTCAGTAACATTATAAAAGTCTTTAAAATTTGTATTCAAATCAAAATTTAGTGTAATTAAAACAATATCTCCATGCCAGTTTCCTTTGCTTCTTAAATCAATTATGGTTCTTCTAGCTTTATTGAAATAATTTAAATCTGTTACCAATGTGAAAACTGTATGATTATTTGTAGTGAGTGATTTTATAACTATTTTATCATCTTTAATTGAAAAATAAAATTCATATTGTTCTTTAGTGATAACTTTATGAACAGTGATTGCTGTTTGTAAATCAGATTCATTATCATGTAATCCAAGATGAAAGAGTTTATTGTCAATTTGAATTATAGGAAAGTCTTTTTTAAGCTTATCAATCCATAAACCAATACATAAATCATCACACCAGTGTTCATAAGAATTATTTATACCTGTATTTCTAACATAGTTATAAATTACTTTATATAAACTTTTTGATATAGCATAACCAGCACCGCCTGACATATACAAACAAAAATCACGTTTAATATGGTCTAATTCATTACCAATGTAATAATTTTTATTTGAATCATAATTTAATAATAAATTTTTAAGTCTATTTTCAAAAACAAAGGTATCATCATCAATAAATATATACCAGTCATAATCTGGGATATTCATATTATAGATAAAATGAATGTATTTCCAAGTAATATTTTTTTCATCATCCATACAGTACCATCCAAACTGTCTATTTTTAATATCAGGTTGAGATGTAAGATAGTAAATATCTTCCTTATTTACATTTTTGAACATAGTATCCATTTGATACTTAACTCGCGTATCTAAATATTTATCACATGTAGAAATAATATAACAAATTTTCATAATGGTTATATTATTTATTTAATTTTAAGTAATTA